CTCAGTCATCGTTTCTCTCCTTGTGTTTACCAGTCGGCTTCTGTCGGTGTAATCTTTACACCAGCGTCTAGTAGCAATAGGCGAAGTTTCTCAATACAGCCATCGCACAAGTCCTCTACCGCCCACCCTTCATCGTGTCCACCTTCGGAAAAATTTTGCCCTTTGGCAAAGGATAGGGTGAACGAGCGCGCATCAAACCGCGCCGGGGCTGGGATCTCCACCCCGCACCAGTCACAAAACTCGCCAACCAGAATTGTCCGCGTCGTGGATACTTGCTGCTCTTCGTACTTTTTCATGATCTTCCTTTCGGGAAACCCACTGCTTTAGCGGTGGGAGGGATAGAAAGCCAACGTACTCGTTGGGGTGCGGTTCCCATTTGATTTACTCCTGTAAATGTGGTATAATACACCCATAAAGTTTCGCTGAATCCCTGCCGCTTAAGCGTCTCGCGGTAGGGGTAAGTTGCGGAGGTGACGCCTCCACGTAACCCAACTCAACGGCGGCCAGGCATATCAGCGAATAACCTGGAATCAACCGCTAATGTCCCGGATATGCAGGAACCCCAAGGGCAACAGTTTTAATTCAAGGCACCCTTGCCCGCATAGCGCCAGGGACAAAAGCCCACGTGTTTTAACCGTGGGATTGGTTACCAAAACTCCCTACTATTGTCCCAAGATAGCACATACCATTGGTCAATATCGACCTGGTAGAAGCGGTAGGCACTTCCGCCAGCCGTGCGCGGATTCGCACGGGGCTGGCGGAAGTGCTGCCGGTAAATTGCCACAATCGCTGGGTCTACGTCTGCCGGTAGTATCTTCGTATCATCCATTACGATCAGGCAGTCGGGACACCCCAGCCCTGCGCGCTGCGCAATCCGATAGAGGTCTTCTACCCGCGTACTTTTTTGCAGCGCGACTTCACTAGCGACCTCTAGAGCGATAGACCCTTCGCACCCTGCGACGATCTTGGCAACCGTCTGTCCCTTGTGGGTCAGGCTGATCACGGCATTAGTCCCCATCAGTCTGCGCTTTCTCTTTGGCGACGCGCTGCCGGTCTCGTGCGATAGCCGCGTTGATCGACATCAGCATAGCAAGCTTAACAGGGTCGCCCGCAGCCTCCTCAACTAGCTTCGTCACATGCTCGGCCCCAAAATGCTCTTTAAGTAGGGCCATGTCCCCTGGGTCGTCAATCTGCGCCACAAAGACAGGCTCGACCTTTCCATCTGGGTACAACCGATTGAAGTGCCGCTGCTTTTCCCCGGCACAACACAGACAGCCTCGGTCGTTACAATAGCGGCATATCATGAGTTATCTCCTGTGTTCGTACGTGTTCATATCGACAATCGACCGTTACCGAAACCTGGACGATTCGCTCTGTACTGCGGATCGCCTTGTCTAACTGGTGGAAGGTGTGTAACTCGCCGTTTTCAAACCGCAAGACCGCCCGCCCGTCTACGCAGTGGGCGACGACCTCCGCCACCGCGGTATCAAACAGCAGCACCGTCGCCCCTACCGGAAATAGTTCACGATGGTTAGCGTGGGACCGTTCGCAGTCGATACAGAATTCTGGGTTTTGCATAGCGTCCCTCCGATTATCACGAATATTTTTTACTATAATACAAGATAGCATCGTCTAATACATCCTGGCGGCTGGCGCTTTCGCCCTCCCTGGCGTAGCTGGCTTGCAACCGGCTCAGCAACCGGTCTGTGCGTGCGGGTAACACGATCCGCACGGCGGCCCGTTCGACCTTCTTCTTGCGGGGCTGCGATGTTACTTTGGCCTCCGCGTACAACTCTACGGCGATTACAACTAGTTGGCTGATCGTGTATCCGGTCACACCACAGATTTCCTCGATCCTGCGGTGTGCAACGAGCGGTAGCAGAAACTGAGCGTCATGGCGAGTGCATTGTGTTTTCTTCATTGTGACCTATTTTGCCGCGCCCATCTCCGTGCGCGGCAAAATAACGTACAATATATGTACGTTATTTTTATCTCTACGCTAGCACGAGCTTTACAGTGGGTTTCCCTGGGGTGTAGAACGGGGTCAGCCCCTCACTGGCCTGCCCCAAGCCAGCCCACACGCTGCGCCAGTCGGTCACCGGCTTTGTGTTGAGGCTGATCACACCGCCGACCAGACTGGGGGGCAGGGGGCAGGCTTTTACAGCGGCTTGATAATCGTAACAGCCCCGCCCTGGACTGTAGTGTAGCTTCGCACCTGCCCATTCCACTTGGTCACCCGGCTGAGCGAAGCCCTCGGTCAGCCGTTGGGTGGCTTCCGCTAAAATCTCCGCTTCCAGTTTATCCGCCTTGGCGCGGATCGCTTTCCACTGTGCCATCTTCTGCTGCATACTCTCGGTCATTGCGCTGCTCCTTCTTTACCTAATACCTAATAAAAATAACGTTCGCCTATGCGTTGCGGATCTCGTAGTAACGCCCACGGGCAACGGCCTTCTGCCCGCTCGGATCAAACGCTGTACACTCCTTTTCTCCGGTCACCGTCTTGTGAACAACGTGGACAGCGCGGCTGTCTACCAGTTTGACCAGCGCCGTGTCTAGCAACTGCTCGGTGGTAGGCGTGATAAAAAACACCTTCACCACCTGCCCCTCTGTGAACTTTCCCCTGTTCCGCCCCTTCTGCTATACAAAAACACATAGTACCTTTTACAATATAACACAGGTTACATGGTAACACAAATTAGACTTGGTTTAATATCCGATATATGTACGCGCTTTTGTTTTTCGCATAATCTATGCTAGACTTAGGCCATAGTATAACGTTTGTTACACGAGAACGGGGAGTCAGTACTAGATAGCGAATAAGTGTCTGTCGTGCTTGATTGTGTGCAGAAAGGACACAGTATCGAAGAAAAATAGGGTCGCCGGAGTGGGTCGGACAGGCAAAATCCATGCCCCGTCACACGCAGAAGGCCAGTGCAGTTACCAACTCTAATGCCCATAAGTCGGAGTCTATAGCAATGGCTATCAGCAGGCGCAGGGCGGGGAAACCGGAGAAGCGTAACTGTTCTGTATGTCGGAAAAGCAATTATCTATTCGCTCGGAAATGGCTATATCGAGCGTAATCGCTCGTGGACAGCGTGTAAGACCCATCTTCTGGGCAGTGCTGGTTGAAGCGAGTACAATTGCGTACTTTTGAGTACGCGAAAGGTAGCAGGTGCCATTGTATACCATCAGTAAAGAGTTCTCTTTTGAGGCGGCGCATTATCTACAGGATATGCCCGACAACCACCCCTGCAAGCGATTGCACGGGCATTCGTACCGCGTGCGCGTCGAGTTGGCCGCGGCGCAGTTAAACGCGTACGGGTTCGTTGTTGACTATGGTGATCTAGCGCTCCTGCGCGGGTATCTAGACACCTACTTTGATCACCGCTGTCTGAACGATGTGCTGCAAGGCGCGCCCACGGCGGAGTACATCGCGAATCACCTGTATACCTGGGCCAAGTCGCACTGGCCGCAAGTGACCCGCGTGGGCGTAAGTGAGACCCAAAAGACTTGGGCCTGGTTTGGAGAGGGTGTCGATGATCTACCATATTAATGAGGCGTATGCCTCGATTCAAGGGGAAGGCACCCTGGCGGGGATTCCCATGATCATCCTACGCACGCAAGGATGTTCAGTTTCGTGTCCTTTCTGCGACACGCGCCAGACCTGGGCTTTGTCCGACGACGCGTTCACCGGCGATTGGGCCGATGCGCTGGCTCATCCGGCAAAGTGGACAGATCGCGAGGGTCACGCGATCGCCCGCTCTCTACGCGATCAATTCCCTGGGGAAATCAACTGGGTACTGCTAACGGGCGGGGAGCCAGCCGAGCAGCCCTTAGCCCCGCTCAGCCGCGCGCTGCACGACCGCGGGTACTCCATCGCCCTGGAAACCAGCGGCACCGCGTTAGGCCATGTGGGTGCGGAAATCGACTGGGTGTGCGTCAGCCCCAAAGTCAATATGCCGGGCGGCTTGGCAGTGCTACCGGCAGCCATCGCGACTGCCGATGAACTCAAATTCGTGATCGGCAGAGAGTCCGATCTAGCTATCATCGAGGATATACTGCAATGGCCGACCAAGCCGGACGTTACGATAGCGCTGCAACCCATGAGCCAGTCACCGCGCGCAACGGCGCTCTGCGTGGAGGTCTGCCTGGCGAGGGGCTGGCGCTTGAGCCTGCAACTTCACAAGTACATCGACCAGCCGTAGATACAGGGAGGCTAGAAGACCTCTGCCGGCAGATCCTCGTTGCCATTGGGGAAGACCCGACGCGGGCCGGACTGGTAGATACGCCTCGCCGCTGGGCAAACTGGTGGCAGGAGTTTATCAACCACGACCCCGGCAATACCGCTACTACCTTTGAGGCGGTTGAGGCGGATCAAATGATCGTTGTCAGCGGGATGCGTGTCACCTCCCTGTGCGAACACCATCTGCTTCCCTTCTGGTGCGATGTATCGATTGGCTATCTGCCCAGCCAAGAGAATCCACGGGTTCTGGGCCTCTCCAAATTCGCCCGCGTCGCGCACCAGTTCGCACACCGCTTACAGTTACAGGAACAACTTGTGCAGCAGGTGGCGGATGAGATCACCCGGCTGACCGGCAGCCCCGACGTGGCGGTTATCGCTTCGGGGCGACACCTGTGTATGGAGATGCGCGGTGTCAAGACGGCGGGCCTGATGACCAGCAGCGTCATGCGGGGTAGCTTCCGCTCTTCCGCGGCCGCACGCCAAGAGTTTTTGAGCATGGCAAAACGTAATGAATCTTCGTGAGATTAAGGGAGAGGAACACAAATGGACACACAAGCCACGACGGACGCAACGTTCGCTACCGCAGGCGTCGCGGTTGACGCACCAGGGGTCGATCAGATGCGCACCACGCGCCCCCAAAAAACAGAAAAGCACCCCAAGCCCTATGCGCACCGCTACAACATCACGCAGGCCATGCAGTACAATAACGATGCCGCTGGCTACCACCTACTCAACTGGATCAATAGTACGATCTACAACGCCTGGAAGGAGACCGCTCTGCCGTTTGCGGAACCGCCTCCCTTTGCCTTCTGGCACAACGCTGTTCTCACGATTCCCACTCCCCTCGGCCCGCTCGCGCTTGAGCCGGGGGACTGGGTAACCTATATCGACGGCGAGTGGGGCAAGTGCAGCGCTGCCGACTTTCCCACCCTCTTTTTTGCTGTTGTTCTACCGGAGGAAAAACCATGACCCAGACAAACCCTATCGACGTACTAGGCGATGCGCTCGGTATGTTGGGCCAAGCGCTCGACATGGAAAGTTACGAATATTTATCGGATTATCGACCCTATTACCTGGATGCCATCAGCCACGCACTGGCGCAAGGCGTGACGCCCGCGCAGATCGGCCAGTATGTAGCCGATAACACCACCAACGGGCGCTCTATCGCCATGACCTGCGAAAAAGCCGCGCGGCACATCCAACGCTGCGGCGAGGGGGCCGGGTGAAACTGCGAGGCTATACCGAGGGGAAAGGCGTGATTGTCGAACTCACCCCCCAAGAATGGGTGATCGCGCAACGCACCATCGGGGAAAAAACGACCACAGCTCCCGTTGCGCCACCAGCCCCCGCTGCGCCGCCAGCCGCGCCATTCTATCGAACGTCGATGGCGCCGGAACTGCAACGGCGCTATCGCGAACTCTTCAAAAGTCTCGATATCTCCCCCCTCTTGCGCGATACGATGATCGGCCATGTCGTCGCCCCCCGCTATCGCGATGAGAAAATCGCCAGAGTAAGCCTCTCCCCGTTCTGGGGGGCGGGGCGCTACCTTTCGCCAACCCGCTGGCTCCACGACCTACTCGACGGCGATTTCGATTTTCCGCTTCTCTATTATCGCGACATAGCCGTTACCGATGTCGCCGCTCTGAAGAAGGCCGCCATCGAGTGGAAAGGACAGGACGAGTCCGCCTGGCACGCGCTCACGATGGCACAAGCCAGTGTTTTCTCTGATCTTATCGAAACCCTCCCCTTGTCCACGCGCGTAGAAAACACGTTGCACCGCGCTCTCACCTCGTGGGGGGATCGGAAAACAGAACTGGCTTTCGGTTCCAGCGTACGCTCACCGATTCCCCCCCTCGAATGGGTACGCGAAGTGCTGGAAGACGAGCGTACACAGGCGTTGCTCGCCGTTTCGAACTTTGGCCAGCATTCCCTGCACCAGCTACGAGAGGCGCTGCAAGCGGCCTTGGGCGAGCATGTCATCACCAAAACAGATCCGCTCTTCACATTTTCGCAGACACAAGCAGAAATTTTTGCCCAGTTCCTGCTTGGCCTGGATCTGGAGAAGGACACAAAATCCCATTTCCTGCACCTGCTCGGCGCGACGAAGTACGGTGAATTGCGCCAGTATTGGAAGTACGACGATATCGTAAAAACTGTCTACAGCTCGCCCACGGCTACCGCTTTCTCCCCGCTTGACTGGGCGAAGGAGGTCGTTGCCGGTAAGCGCGACAAGGCGCTACTGGCGAGCCGCGGGGTAGGCGTCACTCGCCTGAGATATCTAAAAGAGGCATTACGAAAATTCGCATGAGCCACTTAACTGACAAGCCCAAACCCGACAGCGTGGAGAAAAACACGCTGATTGCCGAAAACCGCGTCGGCGTGTTTCGGGTGCGCACCGATGTGCTGCGCACGCTACCGGACGATCTCTTTGCTGCGCATCTTTTCCCATTTCCTGATCATCCGCGCCGAGGCGCTCTTCTATAGCGCTTCGATCCGGTACTGCGCGTACTCACCCCTCTTTGCGCCGGTCGAAGCGCAAGACGAGCCGCCCATCTACGAGCTTATCGTCAACGGCATCGATGAAGACATGACCATAGAGGTTAGAACCACAGGAGTATAGCTTGAGCCAAGTCATCGGCAATCCCTGGGATCGCCAAGTATGGGACACCGACGTGTCCTACTACAATTTTCAAACCTATTACCTGGCCCTCCCCGCCAACGAACGCAACCTACAGATGGCCTATCGCAATTACAGGGCGAGCAAAGGGCTACAGCAGGGCAGCAAAAAAGGGCGGAAATTCCGCGCGCCGGGAAACTGGCGTAACTGGGCGGAGGGCAAAGATCCGTACAGCCGCAGGCTCCCTGGCTCTGCCTTTGCCGACGCGCTGACCTGGGCCGAACGCGCCCGCGCCTACGACACGCACCTCGCTACCCAAGCGCAAAAGGCAGCGCAGGAACTATGGACGCAGCGTCAGTTAGACCTGCGCGCCAAAGAGTGGGAGGCATCTATCGACCTTTTTGAGCGGGGCAAACAGATGCGCCGCGCCCCCATCTTCCGCCAGACCACCACAGACACGCTACAGCAAGATGGAAAAACGATCAACCGCACCGTCATCATTGAGCCAGCCGATTGGCGCGAAGCCGATGTTAGCCGCACCGTGGAAGAGGCCAGCCGCTTAGGGCGCAAGGCCGCGGAGATGGATCAAGAGAAATACAGCGTCGGGGATTGGCGGCAAGAGTTGGCACAGGCCGGTGTCGATCCAGATATGTTTTATGACCTGCTCGTCTCCACCCTCGCTGCAAAGCAAGCCGGTGTCAGCCTAGAGGAAGTGCGCAACCTTGTTCGATCTCTCATCTCCCAGTCTACCGCCGCTTAGCACAAGGTCTATCGATCAACTGATAAAGCAGGCGACCGCGGAGGCTGGGGCGATCCTTACCCAAGCCAGCGCGCGGATCATGACCGAGTATCAAGATGATCCGTGCGGCTTCGTGCGCAACGAGCTTGGGGACACCCTAACGCCGGATCTAGAGCGGATCATGGAGTCGGTGCGCGATTACCCCGAAACCATCGCCCGATCCGGCAACGCAACCGGTAAAACGTTTATTGCGGCCCGCATTGCGGCCTGGTTCTACAAGTGTCACCCCGGCGCAAAAATATTCACCGCGGCTGCGCCGCCCCTCTCCAACCTCACAAATCTCCTGTGGGGGGAAATCGGCTCGATGATCGCACACCACCCGCGCCTCTTTGCGGGGGACAGAATCACCTATCTGCGCGTGGAACGCAGCGACGACGAGTATTGGGTCGGCGTTACCATTCCCTCTGCTGGCAGCAGCGAATCCAAAGAAGCGCGCTTTTCCGGCAAGCACGCACCCTACTTACTCTTCATCGTGGATGAGGGCGACGCGGTGCCGCTAGAGGTGTACAACGGCATCGAGTCGTGTATGTCGGGCGGCCATGCGCGGCTGCTCGTCATGTTCAACCCACGCTCAACCCTGGGGCCGGTCTATCGCAAAGAGGTGAACCAGGAGGCCAACGTGGTCACCCTCTCCGCGCTGGATCACCCCAACGTCATCACCGGCATTGAACACATCAAGGGCGCGGTCACCCGCGACAAGACGGTGCAGCGCATCAATAACTGGTCGCGCCAACTCACGCCCGGTGAGCAGGAAGACAAGCACTGTTTTACCGTGCCTGATTACCTGGTCGGCACGACCGCCCCCCGCAAGACCGGCGACTTCTTTCCACCCCTGCCAGCCGGGGTGCGCAAGATCACGGACGGTCGCCTCTCCTATATGGTGCTGGCACGCTACCCAGCACAGGCCAGCAACCAGCTCATCAGCGAGGAATGGGTCAGCGCCGCACGGTCGCGCTGGGATCTGTACGTAGCCACGTATGGCGAGAAAGCGCCCAAAGGCGTACCCGCGCTGGCCGGTCTGGATGTGGCCGAACTGGGCGACGACAGCAGCGCGTTCTGTATGCGGTATGGCGGCTATGTCGCCCCTTACCTGGTCTGGGGTGGGGTCGATGTGACCGTGAGTGGGAAACGGGCCGCGCAGTATTATCTGAGCCATAATATCCGCTACGTATTCATCGATGCCAACGGCGTCGGCGCAGGCACCGCCCCGACCCTACGCAGCGAGCTAAAGCGGCTCAAGGTCAAAAACTATGGATCGGTCGCCGTGCCGGTCAAGACCGCCGAAAGCCCCACGGTCAAGCCCGACGACGGGGAGTTCAAGATCCTACGCGACCAACTCTGGTGGGCGGTGCGCGAGTGGCTCAAAAACGACCCCGGCGCGATGCTCCCTCCCGACGATGAACTACTGGAAGAACTCCTGATTCCCACCTATGAACAGGTCGGGCGCTTCATCCGCGTCATGGAGAAAAAAGACATGCGCAAACTGCTAGGCCGCAGCCCCGACCGCGCCGACGCCCTCTGCCTTACCTTCGCCCCGCGTCCCCCCGCCTCGCTCGTTGCTTTTGTCTAATTGGGGGATTCACGCCCGTCAACTCTTATGCTATACTACGTACAATAACTGTACGTGAAACGCAAAGAGGAGTAGACGATGGGGATTATCAAGAACTTTCTTTCCTTTTTTAATCGGGGAGCCGCGCCGGACTCTGCTACCAAGAATAACCTGAGAGCGCCGAATCCGGCCTACGCCATCCTGCGCTCGGTGGCGCGCAGTGGGGGAAGTATCGGCAGCGGCGACTTAGAACACTACATGCGGCTGGCGATTACAAACCCGCATGTCTTTAGCGCGGTGCTGAGCATTGCGGATCGGGTGGCGAGCCTTGACAACTTCGCGGTGAAGGCGCGGCAAGGGCGCGGCGAGTGGACGGATCTGACCAGCCACCCGCTGCTCGATCTGCTGCGCGACCCGAACGATATGATGACCGGCTCTTTCCTGCTGGGCGACGTGCCCTGGACAGAACCGTTACAGGGGAACGCCTATTGGTTCGTGGTGAGCGAATATCCTGGGGCCGGTCAGCCTAGCGAATTGTGGCCCTTGCCCGTCTTCCGCATTCGCCCGCGGCCCGACAAACTACGCATCAGCGCGGTAACCGGCAAGCTCGTAATCGACTACGAGTACATGTTTGACAACTCGATCATTCTCCCTGGCGAGAATGTGATCCATTTTCGTACCAACAACCCCTACAGCCAGTGGGAAGGGTTGAGCAAGCTCACCGCTCTGCAACTTAACCTAGACAGTTCCTACGCCGAAGCGCACTGGCTGGGTACGCACTTCGGGGAAGACAACGCCATTCCCGCCGCGGTGATCAGCCTACCGCCCGAACTGGATGAAGACCAGTTCAAGCTCATCGAGGGCGATATCCGCGAGCAGTTTGGCGGGCGCAGCCGCACCGCCATTACCCGCGCGGGCACAATGGATGTCAAGGTCATCCAGCATAGCATTGCCGAAATGCAAGTACTGGATCATCTCAGCTACTCTGCCGAAGAGGTGCGCCGGGTCTTTAAAATCCCAGAGGGGCTGAACGAAGCATCCTCCGGTCAAAGCCGCCTGGCCGCCGAGCAAGCCCTGGCCCGCGATGCCATCCAGCCCATGTGCAACCACATAGCCGACACCCTCACCCACAAACTTGCGCCCTTCTACAACTTGGGCAACCGCGAAATCAAACTTGTTGCCGAGGATCTTGTCCCTGCGGATCGGGCGATGGATGTGAGCGAGTATGGCAGCTACAGCCCAGCCCGCACCCTCAATGAGAATCGCGAGGAGCTTGGCCTCAAGCCCATTAAGCTCAGTGGCAAGCTAAAAGCCCTCCAACCGCTACTTGATGAAGTGCCCTTGCATTATGCCGATATGCTGGCACCGATGTTAGGCGCAGGCTCAGCCGGTGGCTTACCAGGGCTAACGCAGGGCGCATCTGGCGCTGCGGGTGGTATGGTAGGAGGTGGGAATCAACCTGGGGCTTCTGGTGGCTTTAGCACGGAAGAGCAGCAGATGATCAGCGCGATGAGTGGCGCACCCGCCAAGCCGCCGCGCCTGACCGCGGCCCCGCTCAAGGCGACGGAGCAGGAGGCGATCTTGCTCGCCGCGCTCAACGTGCTAAAGCGGGAGGCGGCGCAATGAGCCTGTTTCTGGTTGATCACGCGGCACCGGTTCCCCGCGTCATCGCGGCGCTGCGCGGTGCGCTAAAAGGGGGTGAAGGCAGCGGGTTCCATGGACATGCGGGGAGACCTGGCAAACGGGGTGGCAGTGCGTCTGTCGCTCTTTTTCATGGCACAACGACGGCTTATCGCGCGGCTATCAAAGAGCAGGGTCTCATTGCCGCCAAGGGCAAGGGGGCTGACGCGTGGGCGCGCAAACGTGGGTGGACGGTGCAGCGGGTGCAGGTTGCAGGCCAAGCGGTGTCGGTCTTCGTTACCGCCGATCTGGCGATGGCGAAGCAGTATGCCGACTATGCCGTCGAGATGGGGGGAGGAGAACCGGTCGTTCTCAAGATCACGCTCCCCGCCGACGCAGCGGATCGCCTGCTTGCCGATGAGAACCAGGCTGGGGGGCTACGGTTTGAGGGAACGATTCCTCCCGACTGGATCACGTTTGACGACGACGCGGCCAAGTCATCTACCGTTTATGCGGTGGCGTTGGTGAGTGATATCGATACCAGCAAAGGCGGCGAGGGGTCAGGGTTCCATGGACACGCCGGTCGCCCAGGTAAGCGCGGTGGCTCTGCGCCTAGCAGCATGGATCTAGGCGACGTGTCCGACCGGCTGGACGTGACCAGAGACACCCTGCTCTACGGCACGCGCTCCGTCATGGTGGATGGCGTTCGGGTATATATCGGCGTGGGTGTCTCCTACCCCAGCCGAGAGCGCGATGGCAGCGGCATGGTGGATACCGATGGCAAGATCATCGCTGGCCCCAAAGACTGGCTCATGCAGGATGCGATGGCGGTGCCGGAAGTGGTCAAAGCGGTAGAAGATTCCTACGCGGCGTTAGCTGACCAGCGCGGCGGCGACTTTGCTAAGGCGGAGCCAACCGATTATCAAGATCGCATCGCAGCGCTCCTCCACGGCTACAAGTCGCCCCTGACCTACGCTCGCAACCTGGACACCCTAAACGCCATGACCCGCGCTTACCTGGCGAACGATACCGCCGAGATTGTGCGCAGCGAGGATCGGGTTGCTAAACTTGAGCGGGATCACAAACGACTTCTTGCCTACTTGGACGAAGACCCATCCGCTACTTACCTACAATCGATCCTAGACAAAGCCCCTGCCGAACTGTTTAAGGCCAAAGTCACCGCCCTAGCCTTTGCGGATCGGGCGATGGAACTAGGCGACCAAGAGGCAGTCAACCAGTTTGCCAGCGAAGTGCAGCGCACGCAAGCCGACCTGCGCGAGCGATACGGCGACACCGTCACCCTCTACCGCGGTGTCAACGGGGACTACGCCAAGGCGATTAAGAAGGGCACCAAGAAGGCGGGCAGCGAGATAGGCGTAGCGATCTATCCGGCCAGTTCGTGGACGAGCGACGCGTCCATTGCCCGCGAGTTTGCCACCAAAAGCGGTGTCGTTATCAAACAGTCCGTGCCGGTAGATCGCATCCTCTTTAGCTACCACACCTCCCCCTATATCCGCCTGAGCGATTGGCCCTTTGGGGGCAAGCAGGAGTACGAGTTTATCATTGCCTCCCCATCCGATACGCTCACCCTCACGAAGGAGGATCTACTGTGATGATCTTACCCAACCTGGACGAAGTGCAACCCTGGTTCAAGGTCGATGCGGCCCTCGCCTCCTTGCAGCCGCAGGGGAACATCACCATCACCCACGGGTTCCCTGCCGCACCCGATCAAGATGAGGCAACGCCGCGCCTTGTGACCCGCCCCACGCTTACCCATAAAAGTCACGAAAGTTTGTTATTTTTTATTACCAGTGGCGATATTACGGCGAAGGCATTGTCACGCTGGCTGCGCGCGGTAAAAGGCGGGGAGGGGTCGGGGCACTTCGGTCACGCCGGAAGACCGGGCCAACGGGGAGGCAGCGCCGCGGAGGGTACGCCTACCGCACCCAAGCGGCTGGAGGGGAAGGTCTGGAACGGGGAGCCGGAAGCGGCTACGCCCAGCCTTAGCAAGTTGCAGACCGGGGCGATTGGGGAAAAGCTCGTGATCGACCTACTGACCGAGGCGGTCGGCGTGCCCTTTGGCACCGTCAATCTGGGTGTCAATAACGCACCCTTCGATGTGGCGGGCAACGGGTTTGCGGTGGAGGTGAAAACCGGCATGGCAACCAACGGCAAAAGCGCCATGCACTGGCGCGCGACCATCGGCCAACCGGGGAAGGCCGAGCAAGAGCTACTCAAGCAGATGGGCGCCGAAGAGAAGCGCGCCCATAACCAGTGGAAAGAGCAGGAGATTCTCAAACGCAAACACGCGCTGCTCGACCGGATGACCGCGGAGGCCGGTAAGGAAATCAAGCCGCTGACTATCGGGGTGATCCTTTCTGCAGACGGCAAACGCGCCGATGTCTACAGGTTCGAGGGATTTCACTTGCGCTTACCGTGGAACAAGTATGCGACCGAGGAGTATTACCTGGGTAGTTATGAGACGGGAGCTTAGCATGGCAACGATTGCTGCACAGGCACAGGCTGCCGCGATCACGCAAATCGAGGCGGATTTTCACCGCGTCTTTACCCGCTGGAAACGCATGGCTCCGTGGCGCGACGCGGTCAAGGGCGGGGAGGGGTCGGGGCACTTCGGCCATGCCGGTCGGCCCGGCGAACGTGGAGGGAGCGCTCCCAGTGGCGTAGCGACTGTCGATGTCGAGACCACGGCTGCCATGCAACAGGCAAAGGAGTGGCTCGAACGGGGCAGTACGCGTGGCTTTTTGGCGGGACGGGGGGTGCTGGATCAGCATTACCTGGATCTAGGCTTTAGCGCAGAGACCGTCAGCCAGCTTCGCCACTTGCAAAACGCCTACACGGCGGGCGGGGAGAATCAGCGCGTTGCCGTCGATACCATCTTGTCGGCATTGGCGGATGAAGGCGAGTTAGGGGCCGCGCTACGTGCCCAGATTGACACCGAGACAACGCTGGCAAAGCGGCTCCGTGCGCACCTTCCCGCGCTTTGGGAAAAGCGGAGCGAGATCGAGGCTGACGCCTGGGACTGGAACGTACAAACGCAGCCACGCGGTGACGAGGTCTATGTAGACGGGGGTGTCTATCCACGCGACGGGAAGGCGCAATACCTGGCCGAAAAGGAAGCTGCGTTCTACCGAGAGAGAGAGAGCCTCTATCGAAAAGGGGAGGTCGGGCGACAGATCGAGTCGTGGACGACTAATAGCCGTGGCGCGTGGATGGGAAACGCGGGCAATATCGGCTGGGATACGCAGATCGCCTGGGACAAGGCGCTGGCCGATTACTATGTGCTGGCCGGTATGGGTATCGACTATGGCGCGCCGGGAGAGGGAGAGATCACCCTGATCCGCAAAGACGCCGTACCGCGCAGGCCCACTACCAAAGGCGGCCCCGGTTCTGGGTTTCATGGGCATTCCGGTCGCCCTGGCAAGCGGGGTGGTAGCGACAACGACGGCAGCACCGGCTCACCCACGGGCGGCACACCCGCTGCCCAGCGCAAGCCCAGCGCCACCCTATCCGACCGGCCCGTCACCCGCACGCAGGCCATTGCGGTAGCGATTCAAAAACTAGATGGCGGGAAGCCAACCGGCAACCTGCTGGCCTCTGACGCGGGGAAACACTTTTTTGCCCTGGGCTTTAAGGGGCCAGTGATCAAGCAATTATACGATCTGAGCCAGATGTACAAAGCCGGGGGCGCACCGCGCCAAAAGGCCATCGGCGCGATTATGACCGCGCTTGCCAGCGATACCGAGCTAGGGGATGCCCTCCGCGCCCAGATCGATACCGAGGATGAGCTTGCCAAAGAGAAGGCAAAGAAGGCGGGGGTACGCCCTGCCAAGATTGGGAATCTACCTACCGCGGGGAAACAGGGCGGCAGGGGCAGCGGCGCAAGCGAGGAAGAGAAACGTTTAGCCGCCGACCGCGCCCGCGCCCAGCGTGACCACGATCAAGAGCTTGCCGACCAGATCGCCGCCGAAAAGCGCAAGAAGGGCAAGGAATCCGCCCGCTGGCGGAAGGTGGGCGAGACTGTATACCTGGGGACAAGGCCGATAGTCGATGCCACGGATCACGGCGACACGGTCAGCAGCGGGGAGGCGGTGATCTCCTGGACGGAAGTCGTCGCCGGTTACCATGTGCTGGCAGGGCTGGCGGTCTCCTATGGCGATCCCAACGGAGCGATTACCCTCCTGCGCCGTGACGCTCTCCCCAAGCGCGGCAGCGCCACGAAAGGTGGGCCGGGGTCTGGGTTCCACGGACATGCCGGTAGACCTGGGGAACGGGGTGGCAGTCGGAAAGAGGGCAACACGCAGATGAGCCGCTCAAAAGCAGAAGCGTTTGCCGAGGGGAGCAAAGCTCCTGGAGCCTATTACCATGCGACCAGTGCGCAAGCCGCCGCCGCGATCCGTGATGAGGGATTCCGCTTGGATGTAAGGCACAGCGGTAATTTTTTCGGGGAGGGGGTCTACTTCACCAACAAAAAAGGCGTGAAGTTTTTTGGGGATACTGATGTCGAGGTCAGGGTCAACGTGAAGAATCCGTATATCCACCTCCCTGAACCCGACGAGCCGACCCAGCCGCTTTTGACCAAACTAAGCACCAGCCCCTTTGCTGATGAGATTGCCGAGAAGATGGCGGCAGACAACACCTTGTCTAAGGCCAAAGCGCTCACCCTGGTTCTACAGGAGAAGGGCTACGACTCTGTAATCACCCGAGAAGACGAAGATGTCTTGGTGGTCTTCGATCCGGCTGATATCGCGATTGTCGAGGCTGACGCCCCATCCTTGAAAAAGTCTGTCAGTGCGGAAAAGGGCGGGCCGGGGTCTGGCTTTCATGGGCATGCCGGTAGACCTGGCGAGCGCGGCGGCAGCGCTCCGCGTAGCAGCGCACCGACATTGGGTGAAATCGAAGCGCAGGGCGCTTCCCACAGTGATGCGATCGACGCGATGAATTACGACGCTGATCCGGTTGTACGGGCCTGGCTGGGTGGCGATGTCGGGCTACCGGATGAATCGCAATACTCGACGTTGCGGATGGGTGACCGCACTATCCACTTCAAGGACAAGATCGTTACCGAACTGAGCGCTGACATTGGGATACGCTACGCCGACGCCAACGCGTTTATCAAGTCGTGGGCCGATTCGTCAAACCAGGGGTATGGTGCGCAATTAATCCAACGCACGGCAGCGGAGGTCTTTGACACCCCCTATAGTGACTGGCAGCAGTCGCTGTGGGAGCAAGAGAACCGGCTGTGGGAACGTGATTTTAACGACAAACTGGACTATCTCAATCTCTTTGATGAAATCGACGCGGACAGCGCACGGCACCTAAAAACGCAAGCCCTGGACGGGCTACCATTCCCGCACCTGGCAAGAGAGCGGTTTGAAGAATTGTTCCCTACTGGGCTGGCCCTACCGCTTAAGCGCCGGTCGGTCGATGAGGTCGTGGCCGAACGCAACCGGATTGAGGCGGGGGTTCGCCAAGTACGCGATGAGCAGGCCGACGTGGTCAAGCGGGCACTGCGCTCCATCTATGACCGCACGCAGCGCGATCTGCAAGAGCAGGGGATCGAGGATGTTATCCTCTACCGGGGCTTTGGCGGGGAGCAGGCCGCCGTGGACTTAGGCGACGAGATCGCCGTGACCTTCAACGCCTTATCGAGTTGGAGCGCGGATCATGCCGTGGCCGATAGCTTCGCCAAGACAGGGCGGGCCGGTCAAACCTTTGCCATCAAAGTGAGCGCCGACCGCGTGTTCTCTACCCCGCGCACCGGCTTTGGCTGTTTGAACGAATGGGAGTTTGTTGTGTTAGGTCATACCGCGGATCGCGCTTCGGTCATCACGGTTTACGAGGATGGCAAGAAGCGCAGTAGCGTAAAGAGCAAGGAGTTTGCCATGAAGATTATCAATCTAGACGATAGCGATGTAAATGCCGACTGGATCAAGTTGGTGAATCCAGAGGCGACCGCACGCGACCGTGCCCTCCACGCAAAGCTGGCCGGTGAAGCCGACACCAGCGAAGCCGACTGGCCGGAACCGAAAACCGACAGCGCAGAAGATTGGCCGGACGTGGAAGCTGATGGCGCAGAAGACTGGCCGGAACCGGAAACCGACACGGAGGATGACGCCGACGACGAGGCGTGACAGGAGGGGCACCATGCTGTTTTTGGCGAGCAAAGAGACAACCGCCCCCGGACTGATGGCATCGCTTAAGGGCGGGCCGGGCAGTGGGTTCCACGGGCACGCGGGACGACCGGGGAAGCGCGGCGGTAGTGCCGCAGGCAGGGGCGCGCCCCGCAAGAAGTTTCCCAAGCTCAAACCACCCCCAAAAGACGGGAAATGGATCAGCGCGCACAAGAAGCTAGAACGCGATACCCACGCGGGCGACCCGCGTAGCTGGCAAGATGATCCGGTCTTGGCTGACATGATCGCCTACGGCGACGAGTTCACTACCCTGCGGGCACAAGGGAACAAGGTGACCAGCGGCTTCTTTCTAGAAAAGCAATCCCAAGTACAAAAGCACCGCGTGGTGACCGATCTTGCTGCCCGTTCCGGTCTCACCTACGACGAGGCCAACGACTTTGTCGCACAGTGGGCCGACTCCAGCAATGACAATGATCTGCGTAGCCTATCGATCCAGGAAATCGCCTCAGAAGTAATGGGTGTGCCGCTAAGTGAATGGCAGGAAGGGCGAATGGAGAGAACGCGCGACTACCGGCACACCGTCATCGAACGACTGATCCTGGACACCGACGAGTCGCCCGACACCCCGCTCAATCGCAAGGCGGCGATTGTTCTTAGGCAGATTGCCGACGATGGCACGATCCGCACCATGTTTGAGCGGGAAGAGCTACAAAGGATGACAGAGCGCGTACTTAGTGGCGAAGTTACGCTACAGAGCCTAAACGACGTGCGCGGCCTGTTTGTGGAGACGGAGGCGGCGGCGCGCGTCAAGATCGAGCGCGCCGTGACCGCCATGTACGAACAGACCCAAGCGCGGTTGGCCGATCTGGGTGTAACCGAAATGCGGCTCTATCGGGGAAGCGTGCAGGAAGGTGATTTTTCTGCGGGCAAGGTGACCACCATCAAAACAAACCCGCTGGCGAGTTGGACGATGGACTATGCGGTCGCCCGTGACTTTGCCGAGGGGGGTATCTATGGGCAAGGCGTGATTGTCGAGGCTATAGTGCCCGCCGAGCGGATCTACGCGCTACCCTCTACCGGCGTCGGCTGTTTGCAAGAGTATGAGGCTGTTGTGATTGGTGGAACAGATCGAGTGCGAGTGCGTTGGGCATAAATTGAAGGAGCCATTAATGCTGTTTTTTCTTGAAGGAAATCAGGAGTTTGCCGAGGCGCTGGCCCTCAACTTACTGCGCGCTGAGAAGGCGACCGACCCCGCCGATCATGGGGACGGCGTGATGATCGCGTTTCAGCTAGAGCCAGACGCGCTACCCAAGCTAGAGGTTGTCTGGCCCAAAGAGAGTAGTATCCTACCACCCGTTGAACACCATGTGACGCTGTGTTTTTTGGGCAGCGCGTCCGCGCTAGAGAAAAGCGGGTTGACCGCGGATCACCTCCTGATCAACCTGCGGGCGTTTGCGGAAAACCACCTGCCGGTCAGTGGGTACGTCAACGGCTGGGGCCGGTTCAACGGGGACGACGCTGATGCCGTCTATCTCAACTTCGACGCGGCCGCGCTACCGGCCTTCCGCCAAGACCTGGTGGAGAATCTGGCATTGGTGGCACCCCCCGCCAGCAGCCACGGGTTCACACCCCACATTACCCTGGCCTACGTGCCCAAAGGCAGCACCGTGGACATGGTTGAGCTACCCGCCAAGGTAAAACTAGAATTTGATGAACTCTACGTGGCCTGGGGCGACGAGCAGTACTATCTTCCCCTAGCCGGTAAGGTCGGCGCAGCAAAGGGCGGCCCCGGTTCTGGGTTCCATGGACATGCCGGTAGGCCGGGGGAACGCGGCGGCAGCGCCCCTGCGGGACGACCTGCGCCCGCGGACGGGGCAAAGGTGAGCATAGAAGGCAAATTGAAAATAGATACAGATGCCAGTGATCCAGAGAGTTGGCGAAGCAATCCTATCTTGGTAGATATCGTAGAGTATAGCGATGCAAAGATTGACCCCGCCGATTACTATGGGTTCATCATCGAAACCGCGGAAAAGCAGAAGCACCGCGCGGTGACCGACCTGGCGAAGCGGTCGGGTAGCACCTACGACGATGCCAACATTTTTATCGCACAGTGGGCCGAAACGAGCAACGGCGACGATCTGCGCAGCCTGTCGATCCAGGAGGCCGCCGCCGAGGTGATGAAGGTTCCTCTGAGCGACTGGCAAAAGGCCAACATCGACAAGGTGCGATCCTTTAGGGAGAAGACAATCGCTAGCCGGATCGCTAGTGCCAAGCAGGATAAGACAGCACCGTTAGCAGAACGGGCCGCTACGCTGCTAGAGGATTTTGCAAGCGATGAGACGATGCTCAACATGTACGAGAAGGACAGAGTCATACAGATGGCAGAGCGGCTGCGCAGCGGAAACGTGAAAATCGGAAAAGTAGAAGACGTGCGCAACCTACTTCTTTTCGCGGAAACCGCCTCTCAGTCATATACGAAAAACATGGTGAAGGCCATGTACGAAAATACCCAAGAGCGTTTGCGGGATCTGGGGGTGAAAGAATTACGCCTCTACCGTGGCGTCAATCTAAACATAGCCGGCGACGATGGCGAGGTGATTACCAGCCGGTCAAACCCGCTGTCAAGCTGGACAATGGATTACGAGGTCGCACGCAGCTTTGCCGAAGATGGCATGTATGACGCTACTATTCTAGAGGCAATTTTCCCCGCCGAGCGAATCTACGCCCTGCCCTCTACCGGCGTTGGTTGCCTGGAAGAGTATGAGGCCGTGGTTACGGGGGGCACAGACAGCGTGCGCATCCGCCGCCCCGAGGAAGAGGAATAAGTTGCCTAGCGAGTAGAAACCGAGACAGGGCGCAATGGGTAGTATTATAACGAAAGTTCTTATCATTATCTTATGTCTCTTCTCTCCGCTACCGATCCGCGTCGAGGAGCCTTATCGGCCACCCGTTACCGCCGCGGGGGGACAGGCCACGATTCCCACGCCGTGTAACGTACAATATATGTACGTGATTCACTGGGCTTGGCGCTTTGCGGAAGGGGAGGTACAGGATGAGGCAGCGGTCATTGATCGGCTCAGTGTGGTCAGTGCGCAGGTGAATCACTTGTTCTACCAAGCCGGGGAACCGGGGCGCTACCAGTTACCGGCCTGGACAGTGGGGCCAGACTGCCAGATCGCGGTGCGCTTTCTTGCGCCTGGGGAGCCGGTCGGCGTAACACCCCGCGAAAAGACCTTGCTGGTCGAAGATCGCAATGACACTTGCGGCTGGGCCTACCTGTGGGACGATGACCGGGCAGGGCTTGGGAATTACAATAATCAGGGAAGCGTTGCCACCCTCGCGCGGGATTGCCTCACGCCCCGCAACGTGGCCCACGAACTCCTACACGCCCTGGGCGCGGCGCAGGCTTCGGCTCCCCACGCTCTAAGCGGCTGGCACGTCAGCGATTATGGCGATGCGCTGGCTCCCCTGTCCGAGCAGAACATCTGTGCTGACCCCAGCACTATCGACTGTAACGGCGACGACTATTACAGCCTCGCGCAGGGGGCAGACCTCCATCCTTACCTGCAAGCCCATTTTAATTTAGCCACAGATAGCCCCTATCTGGTATTATATAAAGCGCGTACAATATATGTACCTATTATTTTCAACGAGGGGAGTACTGATGAGTGAACCGACCTGGTCACCTGAACGCAAGTTGCGCGCGGTGACCTTCTTGCTGGTAGCCACGCTGATCCTACTGGCCTGCTTAGTCTACGACCGGCAGGAGGTGCTGATGGCGGGGCTGGCGGATTGCGCCGAGGTAAGCCGGTGATCGACCTCACGCGCAAGCTGATTCTCCTGGGGGTTGACCCGCTGGAGGCGGACAAGGTCGCGTCGGCTGTTCCCGAACTGACCGATCTCTATGGGGCCTATCGGCTTGTGGTAAGCCAGTGGGATACCACGACCCTGGACGACCTGCGCCAGGATGCCGTCATTGGCTGGTGGAGTTCTGCGGCAGTTTCCCCTGTGTACAAGCGGCTGTTGACCGCACAACGTATTATGTAGCAAAAGGAGCTAAGTATGTCTGAGGCACTCGTAATCGAAGTAAAACGTTTACTCCCCTATCCACCCCTGTCCTTTCTCAATGCGCAAGATGTCACCGCTTTACTCGCCTGTGCGGAAGAGGCGGAGAGCGAGCTAGACCTCCCCAACAGTTTTCTACTGATGATTGCCGATGCCCGCGTCGAGGCTGAGCCAGCGCCTGGTGACACTGAGGACACCGGAGAGGAAGGCTAATGAGTGCGCTGCTCCCCTTGCTCCCGCCCGGCTATACCCACGATCCGCAGCGCGGTCGCTATCGTGACGAGCGGGGCCGCTTTGTCGCGTATAAGACGATCTATCGGCTGATGGGGGCGCTGGAACAGGGGAGTGGCGACACGTTGCAGAAGTTAGGGGTTGCGCTTTCCCAAGAGGCAATCCCTGCCTCTGCCTGGTATCTTGCCAGCGCGCGCCAGTTGCAACGGTTGCATGTCCAGTTTGCCGCCCTGGGCGCGGGCGGTGTGAACAGTCTCACCGCCAGGGACTATGCCGCGATAGATAGATCGATCCGCGGCGAGTTACAGCGCTTGCTCACCTTCGGGATCGCGATTACGGGGAAAACCCTCTCAGAGGCGCAAATCGGGGCCAGGGTTGATATGTACATAGGTACAGCCCGCAAACAGTACTGGGCGCGCCTTAGTAAGCCACGCGCTAAGGAAAGCGAGGTCGTTATCGAACGTCGGCGCTTGGGAAACGCGGATCACTGCGATTGGTGTCTTTACCTTGCTAAGGCGGGGTGGCAGCCGGTAGACACGGTGCCTATTCCCGGGGAAAGCAACGACACTTGGGACGCTGGGCAGTGTCTTAGCGCGTGTCACTGTGAAATCGAAACGCGGGTCATTGCCCGCACGGAGGCTGCCTCCATCCTGGGAGAGCGGTTGCCAAGCCACTACCAACGGCGAGAATAATGCTGCAATATACCTACCCGCTGCCCTGCTTGCACTGCGACACCGCTTGGGCGCAAGTACAGAACGGATCGCTGATTGTAGACAGTCGGCACGGGGGACAGATCCATACGAACACCATGTCCCTGCCGGTGCTACAACTTATTCTCGCCCACTCCCTACACTACGACGTTGAACCACTCCTTTGCCGCCTCCCCGGCTGCAATCGCCCGTGGGCCATGATCCAGAATGGGCGGCTGTTCTGCCATGTCTGGCACCAGCGGGATCACCACCAGAATACCCTTTCCCTGCACGGCGTAGCGCGGTTGCTAAGCGCTGTGCCGATTGGTGCGTTACCATAGTTGCGCCCGTCTAAAAAATCATATATACTAGGGGGGCATTACCTCTTTCTTATTACGTTTCGCCAACACAAAAGGAGCTACTATGAAGCAGCGGCGGAGTAAGCGTATTGGGCAGTGGTATGTCGTGGCCTTGCCAAGGAGCAGGCTACAAATTGCGAGGCGCTCGCGAATGCAAAAAAGGCAGTAGGAACGGCAAAAGTCCACGCGTAGCACGCGTGGACTTTTGCGATCTGGCGGGATCGGTGCTAAACTGCGGGGGTGTGATGTTTTGCCTTTCTGCACGATGCCCAGTTCTGCCGGTTGTCTGAACTGGGCATCGCTGTTTGTGGAGGTGACCAAGATGAGCAAAGCAGAACTAGTATTAGACGAGTTAAATCGTTTCTCGCTGTACCCCTGGGTGATGCAACGGCGATACGGGGAAGTCGAGTATAAGATCACGGTGCCCATGCCGTATAGCAGTTATGGGGGCTTTTTCGCCATGCGGGAAGCGGAACTTGAACGTCTCCCCACGCAGGTCGTTGCCAAGCGGATCATCGAAACCGTAGCCCTAGATTTTGGCCTGCACTACCTGCGCCAGCCTAACGTCCCAGATCGTTTCCCATTCGCTCAAAGAGAGCGAGGGTTCGCAAAATGAGTTCTTGCTGTTCGACCGGGAACGGGAGTGTCTCCTTGCCACCCTCTCCGATAAACTCCACCCAGCATTCTTCCGCAAAGGCCATGTCCTTGAGCATGGTAATGTCAGCCGCCGACGCATACAGATCGATCCACTCCCGTTCGTGGTTGAAGGCAAGCTCCCGATTCACCTTCCCCGCGATCATCAGCGGATAGAGTTTTCCGTCTACATATACAGTCACCCGATTGACAAAGAAGCGCCCGCTGCCCGTGCGTTCAACCCGCAAGCGCAGCCAGCTATCGTCCCCTCTCTGCACGACGTAGGGATAGAGGAACGTGCCCTCTTGCTCCATCGCCGCCGCATCATAGTAGAAGGTCGCACCATCGGCAGGCGTTGCCTGGGCCGTTACGACCGGACTGACCGGCGACAGCGCCGCCCAGTAGGTCGGCTTTGATCCGCACCCTACCAGCAGGAGCAACACTGTGCCCACCCATAACCCACCTATACCCCACCTATAACCCACCCATAAGTCACCCATAAGTCACCTCCTTTTTGTAAAACCCATTACTTACATTACGGGAAGCCCGCCGATAAGTTACGCATGGCGCACTGCGCCACTTGATTGACAATTACACAAAACTTCGCGATAATAGAGGTCAAGCAATTATATCTTTGTCTGCGCCGCGTGCGCGAATCTACCCTTCGCAAGGGGAATGATTCCGGCACGCGGCGTTTTTTATTGGGGTTCGCATGGATATTGCGATTGAACAGAGTTTAGCTACGCTGGTCGATACACCAGTCACCAGTGCAACCAGCGATTCCTGGTCACCGGGCAGCAATGAGCTTCTGCTTTGCTATATCGCTGCTCGCGGCGGTAGCACGCCCGCGGCTTACACGACCGGCGTGACCGGCAACGGGCTGACCTGGGAGAAGATCCAAGAGCAAGACGACACGCAGAACAACGTCACCGGTTCGGTCTGGCGTGCGATGGGAGCCAGCCCCAGTAGCGGCGGCGTGACCGTTGCCTTTTCCACAAACCCCATTTCCATGAGTTTCCAGCTCATCCGGTTGAGCGGTGTCGCCACAGGCGGCACAAATGGATCGGGTGCTATCGGTGCAGTCGCTAGTGCGGAGACCGGGGCGACGGATACGGCTACCCCCTCCGCCGTCATCACGACTACCGCCGCCAACAGCCGTTTGCTAGGGCTGGGTACAGGGCGCGGGCAAGCCTGGACGGAAGGCAGCGGATTTACACCGATCCTACTGAACCAGATTGCCGACACGGGCGGCGATACCGTCCGCAGCCACAGCGAATATAAGGACGTGGCGGGCAGCGGCGCAGAGACCACGGTAGACTTCTCGATTGCCAGCGCTAACGACTGGGTCATGATCGCGCTAGAGATCCTGGCCGCCGTTACCGCGGTTGAAGGTTCCCTGTCCGAAACGATGGGTGCGCTCACCGTTGACGCAGCAGGAACAGTCGCTGTCGATGGCGACCTCGCTAAGACGCTGGGTAGCCTCACCGTTGACGCAGCAGGAACCGTCGCTGTCGATGGCGACCTCGCTAAAACCCTGGGGAGCTTGACCGTCGAGGCAGCAGGGACAGTAGCCGTCGATGGCGACCTCGCCAAGACGCTGGGTAGCCTCACGGTTGACGCCGCGGGCACCGTTGCGGTTACCGGCACGCTGGCTGAGACGATGGGGTCTCTCACGGTTGACGCGACCGGCATCGGCACGATTGAGGGGGCGCTGGCAAAAACCCTGGGGGCGCTCACCGTTGACGCGGCAGGAGTCTTGCCCATCGTCGGCGCGCTTGCCAAAACCCTGGGTGAACTTTCGCCGGATGCAGATGGCACCGTAGCGGTCACCGGCGCGCTTGACCGGACATTGGGAATCCTCACGGTCGTAGGGGAAGGCGACACGCTGGTCGCCGGTGCGCTGGACAAGACCCTGGGGAGCTTGACCGTCGAATCGTCCGGCTCGCTGGCGGATGGGATCAGCGGTGAACTGGCCGAAACCCTGGGCGCACTGACCGGCGCGGCAACGGGCACCGTAGCGGTCGTGGCGATCCTCGACGCAACCCTGGGCACGCTCACCGTCGTTGCCGCAGGCATTGCACCGATTGCCGGTGCGCTGGACACCACACTAGGCGCACTGACCCTCGAATCGGATGGCTCAGTCATCACGGGCGGCAATGGGGCGCTGGACGCTGTACTGGGCGCACTGACCGTCGAATCCGTAGGCGCGGTAGCGGTTGCCGGTGCGCTGGACACCACACTAGGCACACTGACGGTCGAAGCCGCGGGCGCGGTGGCTGTTGTGGGCGCGCTGGCTAAAACCCTGGGGAGTTTGACCAGTGAGGCCGCAGGTATTGTGTCCAGTGCGGGTGTGCTGGATGCTACGCTGGGTGCGCTTACGGTCGTGGCTACCGGCATTGCGCCGATTGCCGGGGCGCTCGATGCCACACTGGGCGCACTCACCGTTGACGCCGAGGGCACCGCCGTCGCCCTCGATCCGATCAGCGGTGCGCTGGCAAAAACGCTGGGGGCGCTGACTGTTGACGCAACCGGCAGTGTATTCATTTTAGGCACGGGGGTCATGCTGCTTGCACCGTTGACCGCAAGTGGCACGGCTACCCTGGTTACTTTGTCAATCGTCGTACATGGCACCATTCGCGGGCCACGCGGGCATGGATCGATCCGCGGCAGCCGCGCTACGGGGCGCATTACTAGTTAACGAGAAAAGGACTACCGATCATGGCTTTACAACTATCTGTTGCCGCACGCAATGCGCGGCTTGACGCGCTAGAGACCGCCATCGGCGCAACCGCTGTCTTGAAGATTTTTACCGGTGCTGCGCCCGCCGACTGTGCGACCGCCAACAGCGGCACCGTGCTGGTCACCATGACCCTGCCGTCCGACTGGATGGCGGCTGCTGCTAGTGGGGCGAAGGCCAAGGCAGGAACGTGGCAGGACGCCTCCGCTGACGCGGCGGGCACCGCGGCCCACTTCCGCATCTACGCCTCAGACGGTACGACCTGCCACTTACAAGGCACGGTTACGGATACCGGCAGCGGCGGTGATCTGGAACTGGATAACACGTCGATTGGCGCGGGGCAGAGCGTGACCATTACGGGCTTTACGCTTACCGAAGCTAACGCCTAACCTGGGGGGATTCTGCTATGGCTCTTGAACACGCAGTGGCGGGAGCCGTTCGCCCGAACCAGTCGATTACCTGGGAGGATGGCGACGGCGTTCCGCTCGATCTGACCGGGGCAACCATCACAGGGAAGAAGCGCAACCTGTCCTCCCTGGCGACCAGCAACATCGAAGGCACGTTGACCGTGACCGATGCGGTCAACGGCGTCTTTGTCTGGGCCTATCATGCTAATGACGTGGCAGTGGCCGGTGATTTTTCCGTACAATTCACCGCCACGTTCCCCAGCGCACCCTCCCCTGCCCGTAACTGGAAAGCGGACTGGAGTGTGCTAGAGGCTTTGTAAGTATGCCCTATTGACAATGTAACGAAAGTTCATTATAATAGCGGCATAATTTTATTATTAATTTGTTAAGCGCCCGGTGCGCAGATGCCTTCTCTCTTTTTAGGGAGGGGCACCTGTTCACCGGGCGTTTTCTATTGGGGGAAAATCATGAACCTACCTGTCGTGAAACAGGGCGAAGAGATCAATACCTGGCTCTCGCGCTCGGTTCCTGCCCTGGTGGAGATGCACCAACTCAACACCGAGCAGGCGAACCGGTTAGCTAAACAGGCGTGGCAGCAGATCAATGGGGGCGGCGATCTGGTGACCCAAATGACGGGTGAGGATGCCCCCACGTTTGAGGATGAATCCTCCTGGGGGGAAAACGTGGTCGATGGCGAATCCTGGCCCGACGCACAGGAGACCGGTCAAGCTGCGGATGAGCAATGGCCCGACCCCTTTTCCCAAGAGGACTTCGACGCTCTTGTCGACAATCCTGCCGACCCCACCGCTCAACCCGATCCAACCGCACAACCCGACCCAACCGCACCGGCAACCCCTGGCGATCCGGCGATGCAGGCGCAGCCTATGGCACCGCCTACCACCGCGGATGGCGTAGCGGCGCTGCTCAGCACCCTAACGCAGTTGACTACCATTGTTGAAGGGTTACAGGGGATCGCTAAGGTTATGGGCGGCCTGGCCCCGCAAGCCCAAGCGGACGCCAAAAAGCCGCTGCCTGACGATGAGGAAGACGCGGAAGAGGAAGACACCGATGAGGACGCGGAGGACGAAGACGCCGATGAAGACGCCGAGCCGGAACCAGTGGCAGAAGCGGCTGACGCGGGTGATCCGACCCAGCCCAAGACCGATAAGCCCGCGCCCTTCGGTGCCAAGCCCCCGACCGAGAAACCGGTAAAGCCTGCTCAGTTTGGCGCACCGGCGACCGAGGAAAAGCCCGACCCCAAGAAGAAGAAGGGGAAAAACCTTTTTAGGAGCGGTGACTTCAAGGGCGGCGACTTTCTCGCGGTCGGCAACGTGCCCAGCACGGGGTATGTGATCGCCGTTGCGCCTGAACGCACCCGCACCCTACCGGAGGATCTAATTTCGGCAAAAGCGGTCTCCTCGTTTATGACCCAGAACGCCGACCTGTGGGACGCCAACCTGATGGGCGGGCGGGTCGATGAAACCACAGGGGAGGTCACGCTGGCGGCTTTCCGCCATGTAGAGACCGAGGCGAAGGCGATTCAGCACTGCGCAGCGTTAGGGGTTGACACCTACATCAACCTGAACACCGGGGAAGCATTGACCGTGCCGGTTACCAAGTCTTTGGATTGGGTAGACGAGCAGGGATTCCATGGCCCTAACCTGATCCGGCGCTTGGGTGACTACCGCGACCCCGGCGATCTGGCGGTCAAGTCGCTGGGTGATGACCGCTTTGGCGGCTATCTGTGTTTGTGGGGAAACCCCGCGGCCAAAGACTTGAGCGGGGAATGGTTCACGCGCTCCACCGCGGATATGACCTCAGTTTTTGATGTGCTTGGGAAATTGCCCGCCTTCTACCACCACGCGGGCGACGATGTCGTGAAGTCGGCAGTAGTCGGCCTCATTGACGAAATGGAAGACGACGAGGCTGGGCTGTGGGTAGAGGCTCAAGCGCGTTTGGCTAAGGCATACCGGCAGTATGTGCAACCGTTGATCGTCCAGAAATCCCTGGGCTGGTCGTCGGGCGCATTACCACGGGCGCGGCGCGTCGCCAAAAGCGGCGAGATTATGCGCTGGCCGATTATCGAGGGCAGCCTTACCCCCACTCCGTTCGAGTGGCGCAATAGTGTCGACTGGCCGGTAGAACGCATTACCAAAGCCTACGAACTGGCTGGACTCTCTACCGCTGATCTTGACTTAAACAACTTATTGAAAGGAAAGACGAGATGACTCTCAATGAACTGATTGTCCGGCGCGACGGCTACAAGGAACAGGCCACGACCGCCTTCCTCGCCGGCAAAAATGATGAAGGCAAGAAATACTTGGGGCTGGCCGAAAAGGCAACCGAATCCATCGAGGGGATCACGGCAGCCAGTGGCCTCAAGCCCCTGCGTGCGCCGGTCGAGATCGCCAACAATGGGGGCAGTTTTGTTCCCGTGGGCGGCAATCGCGGATCAAACGATGAAGGCGACAGCAGCAAGGCCGCCGACATGCAATATGCCGCCTACCAGACCCGCTTTGGCGATCTGGATAATGCGGTAAAAGCCGTCTTGACCGACATGCACGGCAAAGACTATGCGGCCAGCTTCTGGGCGCAAAAGGCGGCCTTTGGCAAGTTCCTGCGCAAGGGCGAAATCGGGCTAGAACGTTCCGAGTTCAACTTGCTCAAGCAGGTGATCCTGACCCCTGGCGTCGTAAAAAGCGCGCTGCTCAACGGCTTTGACAGCGTAGACGCGCTGAAAGCGACAATGGGCGAAAGCATTGATAGCTTGGGTGGCTTTAGCGCACCGGTCGATTTCCAGACCCGCGTGATTGAGCGCATTCAAGGCTTGGCGGTTGTACGCAGCCGCGCCAGCGTGGATACCACCAGCCGTGACCGCGTCGAGTTCCCCGTGATCACGGGGGGCGACAACACCTATACCAGCAGCGTGCGCACGACCTGGACATCGGAAATCAACCTGGCCGACATCGGCACGAACTTGACGCTGGGCAGTGAAGTGATTCCTGTCCATACGATGATGTCCGAGGCGTGGATCAGCCGCAATAACGTGGAAGATGCCGCTTTCGACATTGAATCGCATCTAACCCGCCGCATTGGGGAATCGGCAGCCCTGGAAGAGAACGCCAAATTCCTCACCGGCACCGGCGTCGGCGCACCGCAGGGGATCTTACCCAACGGTACAAACGCGCTTTCCCTTACCCGCGTCCATAGTGGCTCGACCAGCGCCGTAACCTGGGATCAGTTGCTTGCTCTCTATTATGGGATTGCCGCCCAGTATCGATCCAACGCGGTCTGGATCATGGAAGGCGCAACCGCCCTCAACATCAGCCAGATCAAGGACAGCAACTTTGGTTACCTCTGGCAGCCATTCCAGTATGCGGGCGGGGCAATGGGGCCAGAACCGATGTTACGCGGCAAGGCTGTACTGGAAGATGAGGCCATGCCCTCTATCGCCAACGGCGCTTATCCGATCATCTTCGGTGACCTGTCCGGCTACCAGATCATCGACCGCGTGGGAATGACCATTGAGCGCTACCTGGATAGTGGCCCAGCGCGTAAGAACGCCATTGTCTATGTCATGCGCCGCCGCGTGGGTGGTCAGGTGCTAGAACCGTGGCGCTTCGCTGTTATGCAGAATGCCACCTCCTAAGCCCTAGATTACCAAGAAGTTTTATCGCATTTGACGAAAGGAAAACGAGACAATGCGTACTCTTACGGAAAACTACGTGTTCGAGGCGCTCAGCCCGCAGATCGCGGACGGTGCCGCAGTCGGCACGCCTTGGACACTGATGGATGCGGTTGATCCGGTATTGTTCTATGTCATCGTCGGCGCAACCGACACGACCGTCGATGTCAAGGTCGAGCAGGCAACCGCCAGCGACGGCACCGGGGCCAAAGACCTGACTGGTTCGGACATCACGCAACTCAGCGCCGCCGCGGGCGACAACAAGCAGGTGGCGGTCGAGGTCGAACCGGCCCGCATGGATATCAAGAACGGCTTTGTTTACGCGCGCGTCCTCGTGACCGCGGGTGACGGCACCGAGGGTGCGTACGTGGCTGGCGTCAGCGTTAAGCGCAGCCGCCACAATCCGCCGACCCAGCCCGCCGCCTTCACGCAGCGCATTCGGGTGGCTGTGGAAGAAAATACCTCCTAGTCTACTGTGTCGTAATCAGTACAGGCAGGACAGGGGAACTTATGCTAATTGCACCACCCGCCTTGCGCACGCAGGGCGCTCAACAAAAGAAAGCGGCAGAGACAACACCTCCCCCCAACGGCGTGGAGGTGGTTGTCTTAGTCGCAGGCAAATACAACGGCCCCGACCACAAGAGCATTGGCGAACATCCGGTCGGGGCGACCCTGGTCATTGCGTCAGGTGGCTACAGTAGCTACCTGATCCAAAACGGCTACGTCAGACCCGCCATCCGCGAAGAGGAAACCTCCCCCCTCGCGGCCCTGATCGAACAGGCGATCCGCGAAAAAATGCAGTCCCTGGGCACCCCTGCACCGCATACGGAAACACCGCATACGGAAATACCGGAAACGGTAGAACCAGAACCGGATGAACCAGAAGCGGTAGAGGAAGCGCCCGCGGCTACCTACAGCACCGATCCAGACCGGCCTTGGCTGTTCTGGACGGAGACGGGCGTGATCGAAAGTGTCGCCTTGTCGCTGTGGGAGGCGGGGTTCATCAGCCCGAATCGCACCGTCGAACTGGGGCGAGACCTCCTCTTGGGGGTCAAGGGCGTGGGGCCGGTGACGGCAGACAAGATCCTAGCGTGGGCAGAGGCACATGGCGACTAACTATTGTACAGTAAGCGAGATCCGCGATCTAGCGGATGATCCAGAGATCGGGACGGGCGTATTGACGCTGATCATTCCTGCGGTTTCGCGTGGGATTGACCGGCATTGTCGTCGCCAGTTCTACCCGACAACGGCAGCGCTCTTACACGATTACAACAGCGAGAAGCCGGGCACGATCCGCCTCAAGGATGATCTGCTGTCCCTAACCAGTGTTGTCACCACGGGGGGCGACACGTTTGATAGCACCGACTTTCTCTTCGAGCCAGATCGGGCACCCTATGGGCGCTTGATTCTCAAGCCGAATCGCACGTTGACGTACCTGGACACGCATCAGCAAGCCATCACGATTACGGGAAGCTGGGGGTACAGCGCGACGACACCGGAGGAGGTGGCTTTGGTTGCCAAGCTCTGGACGTTGACGATCTACCGGCAGCTTGACCTGGTGGGCCTGGACGCGGCGCGGATCGCCGGGGTCAGCGTGCAAATGCCAAAAATGACCGCCAAGATGTTACCGGAATTGGTTGACTGGCTCAAGCCGTTTGTACGACACGCGATAGGGGCGATCTAATGCTGATCGGGGTACGCACCGTGCGCTCTATGTTCCGAGCCGCGCACCGCGCCGTGGGTAAGCCTACGCTCTTTCTCATTCCGCCTGTGTCGGCCTGGACGCTACCTGGTGGCGTAACCTACGACGCTTATCGCGACACGTTTGTAACAAGCGGTGGCGCGCCACAGGCTGTTCTGTGGAGTGACCAGACCTTGACCCGCGTCGACTACCTACCCGACCGCGCGCTGACCGGGCTGACCTTTAGCCTAACGGGGATTGTACCCGAAGACACGACACCGGTTGCGCTTCTGTGGAGCCGTGAGACAGAAACGGCGCTGCGGGCGGCCTGGGGGGTTTCGCTGGGTGGCGAACTGTATCGTGTGGCTAGTATCGATTTAGCCCCGGCAGGGGTGACACCGGCCTACCTACTCAACGTTTCGCTACGCAAAGGAACACTCGACGCATGATCATCGCTACGGTGCTACGTGATTACCTGGACGCCTTAAAAGATGCCGCGACCGATGCGGGGCTGGCGGTCACCGTCATGCTGGGCTACCCAGAGGAAGGGCGGCCCTTACCCACGTTGCCGGTCTTTGCCTTCCGCTTTGAAAGCGATGATTTTTACCGGGGCGGGGCGGCCAGGCGACTGGGTAGTACCGTGCCTGCGGGTGTGCAACTGGGCGCAACGCTGGCCCTCTTCACGGAAAACGAGTATCAACTCTTTCAAATGGTTGATTTCTTGCGCTCCCAAAAAAGTGCGCTTACGCATCTGACGGTGGGCACCGATGTCTTCAACCTTGTGTATGGGGCAACGACCCGCATGGGACAGGGACAGAGTGACATCCAGAACCATGCGGCGGAAACCGGGGTCACGTTCGTGGCGATGATGAAATAGGAAGGTATGCGCACCCTCTCTGCGCATTTCTTCAACATCTCCAGCAGTGGCCCTCGGCTTTCCACGAGTCGAGGGCCACTGTGGAGGAATGGAGGAAACCGTGGCTGGCTTTAAGAATATGAATGATTGGCGCTCTGCTCTGTTTCGGATGCGCGGCCAGATCGGAGAGGTGGCGCGCAAGACCGTGCAGGATGCGTCCGTGATGGCCCGCGATGCGATTCGCAAGCGGATTCCCCCCGCTGCTGAAATGAGCCTGTTTCCTGGGTATGCGGCCACGGGGCGCATGAAGAGCATGATCGTGAGTAGCCATGTACGTACCATCAACGGGGAATATGTCGCCCGCGTCGGCATCAGCCAAAGCGCGCCGCGGCTAGAGATCCAGAAGATTTACGTGCATGAATATGGCATGATCATTCGTGCCAAAAATGGGCCTTACCTCGTTTTCCAAGTGCAAGGCCGCTGGGTGACCGTGCCCTCGGTCACAATCCGCGAAAAACGGTTTGTGCGCCTGGGCTGGGAGGAAGCGCAAGCAAAGTTTACACAACTTGTCTTTGATCGGATGAGCCGCGCGACGCGGACATAAGGAGATTCTACAATGGCATCACCAACTACAGTCCCAGCCTTTCAGGTTCAGGAAGGGCAGGTTTTCATCGTTAAAAAAGGCACCGACGTTATCGGACAGGTGACCCGCATCAATCCCCAAGCGCAAAGCCAGACGCGTAAGATCGCCCGTTTGGGGGATACCACCAAGAAGGTCAGTTACCAGCCGACCGAGTTCACGGTCAGCATGGAAATGTACAGCGAATACGACCCGAGCCAGTTAGCGATCTTGCTGGCAGGTACACAAAAGCCGGGGTCTGGCGGCTGGGTAGGCACCGAGGTTCTTTTTCTCAATCCGACCATTACGGCCTACGATCTGCTGATCGACGTTTACGACGCGGCGACGGACGGTTCCGATAACAAGGTCGGCACCTGGACACTCGACAACTACAAGCCCACGTCGCTCAACATCAACATTCAAGCCGACAACCCGGCTACGATTACGCTGAACGGCGAAATGGAAAACCTGACCTATACACCAGCCGCTGGCGTCGGCGCGTAAGTAGACGCGCCGGAAAAGGGGGTGGCTATGGACGGCAACCAGTGGGCAGAACTCATGGCTACTGTGCGGATTGCTTGCTACGCCTTCTTGGGCACCGCCGTAGTTGTCAACGCAGCACGCAACTGGCTACGCGGTCGAAAAGCACTTTCGGCAATCCATTCAATCACAGGATTTTTTCTGTTTTCCAGCATTCACTATGTGGAGCCACGCACAGATCGCCTAAGCCACCTCCTAACGCCGGTCGTGGTGGTTTGGGTCTGTAGCGTGATCCTCTACGTGTATCGAGCGAGACGTGCCAAATGGGGGTATTAGTAGAGTGGAGGCAATATTCTTTTCTGCCTCCATTGCGTTCACAGTCCTATTGTTTGCTGTAGCAACGCTGGGCTTTCGCTCTGGCTTTCTAAAGCTCCCTGTTAGCTCCGATGACGTGGTCGAGGATCTCCGCAAAGACGTGGCAGAACTTACCGCTGAGCGAATCGAGCTTAAGCAGCATGTCGAATGGCTGACCAAGGAGCGAAACCAGTTGCTACAGGAACTCGTTGCCGCTACACGATCCATTGAAAAACTGAAGCGCGATGGAGCGATCTTGGAAGCTAAGTTAGCGGAGGTGCAGGCCGCGGTGGATGCACAACAAATCAAGAGTGACGGGCTGCGCGTGCTGGCGATCTGGCCGAATCGGGATCTGATGGTCGATACCGAGCGCAAAGCCCTGAGTGATGCAGGGATCTCGTATGAGGCGCTCTACGGAGAGCGAGCGACCAAAGATGAGATCCTGCGCCAAATGCGGATCGACGGGTTCACCGTTATCGAGATCGGCGCACATGGAGATGCAGCCGGTATTCATCTCGCCAACGGCGACATTCTCGACGCAACCTTCTGGATCGGGGTCTTGCACCGGCGCACCATTCGCATGGCGCTGCTGCTGGCTTGCCACAGCGACACGTCGATAGCCGATGCCTTTCGGCGCAGCGGGGTGCGCTTTGTCATCGCCGCGACCGGCGAGATTGCGGATCACGACGTGGGACGCTTTGTGAGAACGTTTTATCAAGGCTATGCAGATGGGCTTGACGTGGAACGAGCCTTTTTCGAGGCGAAACTGATCCTCAGTCGCCAACAGGCCGATCTGCTGGTTATGCACAAATGAAGAGAGGGTTTTATGACTGTAACAACGTATGACATCGAGGCAATCATTAACGGATCGCCACTGCCGATTGAAACCCCTTACCCGCTTGATGATCGGGGTGAGGGGTTTCGTTGGTATATGGCCCAGCCATCAGACTGGATCTACGACATGGCCTCCGCGGTGCGCGAGGCGGCCATTGCCGAGGCGAGCGCCACCGAAGAGATCAAATTGGTGGAACGCCTTCCCCCCACCCCTGGCTGGATCGAGCGGCAACTCCAGGGCAAGCGGTCTGCAGAAGCCAACATCGCTGAACTGGAAGCCAAGATCGCGCGCACACCAGAGGAAGACCTTACCCTCGCCAGTTATAAAAGCTATTTAGCAAACTGGGTCGATCCGGCAGGGTTCAACCGTGCGCGCGAGATCATCGGCAAGCGCGGCCGCGTTGCGTTTGAGACCTACCTGATTCCCCGTTTACTGGTGGATGAGGACGGGCACTTACTGTTTGACCTCAACACCGAGGAGGGGCGCAAGCGCTGGGCCTGGGTCGGACAGGAAATCAAGGTAGAGCTGCGGTCACCGCTTTACCAAGTGCTGCTCTTGATCGATACCGCAAAAAACTACAAGGCCGGCAGGAATTCCGCACCAAATTAACTCTTGCCGGCCTTTTCAACATGCCGCCCGCGTTTGCCGGTGGCTTTTGGAAGATCACCGCTGCACAGCGCCATCTGATGCTCACCCCGGTGCGCGAGGCAGAGCCAGTCAAAGAAGAGAAGCCCAAAGTGCGGCGTTACTCCATGGACGAACTACGAGCGATGAACGCGCGGCACAACCCGCCACCCGCAACAGCAGAGGAGACGGGCGTAGCGATAGAGGAGATGGAAGACTATGTTACCAGCCCTTGAAGGCGACATCCGGCTAAAGGATGAGACGGGCACCGCGTTTGATACCGTGATTGCGAACGCGCAACGCGCCAACCAAGCCCTGACCCGCACGCAAAGCGACCTCACGCGCCTGGAAGAGGTCTTCTCCAAACTCAATGTCAAGATGGGGCAAGGGGGCGGCTTCTTTGACATGCTATCGGGCAAAGGCATCAAGACCGATGAGGTGCTAAAACGCGCGTTCAATGCCGACGATCTGGGGGGTGCTACCTATCGGGAACTGGCAACACAGATCCAAGCCTACGCCCGCGATACCGAGATCGCCTCGCGTGCGACCGATTCCCTTAGCGTCCGCTTGGGCACGCTGGCCGGGCCAAACATTGCGGCCTTCGACCGGCTGGGCGATCGCGTCAACAGCCTAAAAGAGGGGATCAGCGCGCTGGAGCAGCGCGCGCAATCCTTTTATGAGCGGTCGCAGCGACTTAGCGCCGGGGACATCATTAGCCCGACCAAAGGGCTGTCGGCCCAGACCGCGGGTCTTGAAAAAGTGGCGACCGATACTGATCGCGCTACGCAATCGCTCAAGCTTACCCAAGCCGAGGTTGCGAAACTGGATGAATCCCTGGCCCGTCTCAACGTGCGCAGCGACATGCGCGGCGGCTTCTTTGACATGCTATCAGGCGGCGGCCTACGTATGGACGATGTGCTGGCGCGCGTGCTATCTGCGGACACGACCGGCAGTAACACCTTCAAAGAGATGTCAGACCAGTTACGCGCCTACGTGGAGACGACCAAGAGCGCCACCCAAGCGAGTGGCGTGCTGGCCGAAAAACTGGGCGGCGTCGGCGCACCTGGCGAAGATGCGTTTGCCAAGCTAAAAGATCGCATGGAGACCATGAAGAAGGACGTGGTCGATCTAGAGGCGCGTTCCGAACGCTTCTACAAAAGCCTGCGCAATGAGGGGGCGGTGGGCGGTGCGCCCCAGATCGGCACCACCCCGTTTGGGAATGTGCGGGAGACGACGCAGGGTATCCTCACGATTGTCGGCGGCGCGGCCTCGGTGGTCGCGGGGCTGGAAGGCGTGCGCCGTGCGTTCCCGCAAACGGAGACCGACAACTTTATTCGCACGCTGACGGTCGGGTTGCCCATTGCCGCGGTCGGGCTGGTCAGGCTCACGAGTGGCGTTGCCAGCCTGGTCGGGGGTCTAAGCTCGGTCGGGTTCGCCATTCCTGAAAAGGCGCTCGACACCTTCTTGGAAGGATTAGGCCATATTCCCGACTCGGTCAAGAATATCTCTAAACTGGCCCTGGGCTTTAGCGGGATCAAGGATGTGATTCCCGAAACCGAAGCCAGCGCGTTTCTAAAAGGCTTGGCCGAAAAAATCCCTGGGATCTCTGGCGGCTTCGTCAAGCTTGTCGGCGGGATCGGACTGGTCACAACCGGCTTGGGTACGCTGGCAACCGCTGCCCTCTACGTTAACGACGTGTTCGACCGGCTGAACGCTCGTGCCGGGGAGATGGAACAATTTGCCGCCAACATGGGCTTCCTCTCGTTTCGCGTCAACACGGACACCCTAGAGGCGGATCTAGATCAGATTCAGGCGACCCTGGGCGCACGGATCAATGAACGCGATCTGGCAACGATTATGCTCAAGATCGACCCATCCTCGGCGCTCAGTGATCTAAAAACCTTTGAGACCGTCGCACGCACCGTGCAAGCCTTTGCCGATGAGTTTGGCGGCGACTGGCAAGCCGCGCTTGACGCGGTGTCCCAAGCCATCCAGCGTGGGGACGGCGCCTGGCTCCAGCAGAATGGGTACATCTACAACGCGGATCAAGCCCTAAGCGATTACGCCCGGTCGCTGGGGAAGAGCGTGCCGCAGTTGACCAGCCTGGAGAAGCAACAGGGGCTAACCAACGCGGTTATCAAGGAAAATGCAACGCTCCTCCACGAAGCGAAGACCAACGCGGATATCTCGCGCGAGGCCAACCAGCGCTTTACCGCCCAGCTCGCGGACATGAAGACCGCGCTGATCGAGCTGGGTAACGCCTTTTTAGACAACCGGCTGAACGCGCTGATGAATTGGTTTGCCGATGACTCGACAATGGGGCCAGCGATGGCGAGCATGGAAAAGTGGATGTCGGATCTAGCCAGCAATGAGCGCATCCGCGCCCAGTTATCCGACGTGGCCGAAGAGAACTTTGATCGCCTGCTGGGTGAGCGGGATCGCCTGGCCGCCCAGATCACCGACTTCACCGGAGCCATTCCCGAAGCGGAAGCCGCGGGCGACGAAGCGCGGGTGAACTGGCTCAAAGACAACATCCAGCAACTAGAAGCGCGCATGAAGGCGATTGACGCCTCGATCAACGTGGCCCGCGAAGACGTGTTTGCCGGTAGACCGGTCACCCCCCTCCCCAAAGCGATTGACAATTCATCCATTGCGGAGCAGGTGGCTACCCGCGAGTTTGAGGTAAAAGCGCGCTACGAACTGGAGCTAACCAAAGCCCGCAACACGCTGGAACAGGCCACGCGCGACCTAGCCAACGCCGAAGCCGAGCGCATGGCCGCCACGACCGGCGACCCCACGACGCAGGCTGTCCTGGCGACCTATGATGCCGAGATTGAGAAAAAGAAGGCGGTCATTGCCTCGATTGACGATGAGATCAAGGAGCTAGAGGCGGCGCGCGCCACCCCTCCTACCTTCACCATCGACCCTGGCGATCAGCAAGAGAACCTGGCCGCCTTAGGTAGCCAAGTAGACATCATTAACGGCCAGATCGGAATCATCGAAAGCCGTGTAGTTTCCCTGAATAACGCCAGCAACTTGGTTTCCCAAATTACCGCGCTGAGCGAGAAGATCAAAGCCTTGCAGGAGGCGGGCGGGGATCAGGCCGAGATCCAGCGCTTGACCGAACAGCGCGCTACAAATCTACAAAACTTCTTGGATTTAGCTGAGCGGCTCAACGCCGAGGGCATCACGGTCACCATGCCGGACATGCCCATTGAGCAGACCATTGCCGCGATCAATGATTATGCCGGATCTTCGATGGCGGCGCTGGAACGTTACCGCGACCGGCTGGAAGAGATCGAGGGACAGATTGCCGAAACCGAGAAGCTGATTCAGGCGGGGCCGCAGACTATCGTGGATACCGAGTCGGTTAGGGCAATGGGGGTGCAGCTTGACGCGCTGCGCGAGAAGCGGGCGCAGGCGCAGGCCGAGATTGCCGAGATCGAGCAATTAATCAACCAGCAGCAGGCGACCCCGGAAGCCGCGGCGGCGCAAGCGGCGGCAGCGCAGGCCGCGGCGACCCAAGCGCAAGCGCAAGCGCGGGTTAACCTACTGGAGCAGGAAAAAGCCTACCTGCTCTCGCTGGGCTATGTACAACAGGCCGCAGCGAGTGGCAATACCGAAATGTGGGAACAGGCGCAAGACGGGGTCACCGAGGCGCAGGCCAAGCTGCACGCGGCCTACCAGGAATTTTTTGCCGCCAATGCCAACGATGCACAGGCGTTGATCGACGCCAACAAGCGGCTGGCCGAATACCTGGGTGAGGACTTCTTAGAGGATATCGCCAGCGGACGGTTGCCGACCCTGGAAATCTTCAAGACGGATGACATCAGCGATCAAGCACTGGCCGCCCTCGATGCGGCGGAAAAGGCACTGGCCGGGGAAACCGTAGAGGTGCCGGTCTCCATCACGGGTGACGGGCCAACCGCCGCGGACGCCATGATCGCGTCTGCCCGCAAAATGATTGAGGATAGCAAGAAGATCCTACGCGGCGCTCTCGCCAGCGGGGATGAAGAGGCGGTCGCTGCGGCGCAGACCAACCGCGACGCGGCCGCGGCCCAGGCCGCCCAAACGATAGCCGCGGTGCAATACGCCAAAGCGCTCAACGAGCTAACATCGGCGCGGCAGTCCGACAACGCAACCGCGATTGCGGGGGCCACCATCGCGCTAGAGGCAGCAGAAGCCACGCTGGAAGAAGCGAGCGCTACCGCCAACGCAGCCAAGGTCAAGGCCGGTGCCTCCAGTATCAAGACCGCTCTGCTGGTGCAGTCGGCTTCCGAGGTGGCCTCCATGCGCCTGGTTGCTATCGCCAACCGTGAGGCAGCCGAGGCAGAAGAGGATCACACGGTCGCAATGGAGGGCGTGGCGGTTGCGGGCGGGCTGCTGGTGGATGCGGTGAGCGGGTTGCCCCTTGCCTTCAACGCGGCCGCGCTCAATGCCACCCAACTCGATGCGGCGCTGGCCGACCTGGATCTGCGGATGCACCAGATCGAGGCATCCGCGATCAGCGCGGGCTTTAGTATCGCCAACCGGCTAATCCCTGTGATGGGGCTGGCGGGTTCCTTGCAGCAAGCGGGCCAGTGGGCGCAGCAGGCGCGCGGGATCTCGGATGTGTTTGACCAGATCAACCAGAACCGCATGGCCGAGGGCCAGAATCCCCTGGGTGGCGAAGTGCTAAACGCTTCCATGGACGCCCTACGCCAGTCGTGGAACGCGATGGCGACCGATTCGGTCAACAGTATGCGCCAGGTTGAAAATGCCGGTGCGGGCGCAGCTAAGGGCATGGAGGATACCGCCAAGCGCATTGACGACGCGCTGGACGGGCTGGTACAGGGGGTCTTAAAAGATTCTACCCAAGGCTTGATCGACATCGACAAGATCCTCCCGCGCGAGGATGAGGTAGACGAAAAAGCGCGGCGCATGGCCGATGTCGCCAAACTGGGTTTTCAATCCCCGTGGTATGAGGGGCTATCCGACCTCTTCCCCGATGAAGTGCTGGCGCAAGGCGAAGGAAAAGTCAAAGAACACGCTGCCCGACTGGTAAGAGACCACCAGCAAGGGTTGACCACCATGTTCTATGATACCGACGCCGCGGCCCAGAAGGTGCTGGATCAACTTGTCGCCAAGCAGAACATGGGTGAGTTCGTGGCGGGGGTACGCGAACGCGTCAAACAATTGGGTGCCAACGTCGAAGACCTGGATATCATGGAAGCGCTGGGTATCGACGTTTCCGATCAGAAGATGGGCGCTGCCACCCAAGCCGCCCAAAAAACCATGTCCGAGATCGTGCCCAGCTATCAAGAGATTATCGATCAACTTTTGGAACTGGGAAAAGCCGAAAGCCCCATCGTTGACCTGCTAACGCCCAGTGAAGAGGGCACGACCACAGTAAAAGCCCAGGGCACCGCGGTGGCAACGACAATGGGCGAGGAAGTGGTCAGGCAGGCGACCGAAGGAGAGTACGGGACAAAGGCGGTCGATGCGATTATCAATCAAATGGTCGGCAAGAAAGAAGCTGTCCAGAAGGCCGGGCGCGACCTAGCCGACTGGATGGGTACCGCCCTGACCGGTCGCTTCCGCGACAACGTGCCCCCCGAGTTACTGGACATCTTGATCGTGGAACTGGGGCCGCTGATGGCGGCAGCCCAAGCCAAAGAACAAGAGCGACAGGGGGTGGAACCGTGATCTTAGCAAGCCGCACGCTGGTCAATCCGGTCAGCGTATCTGTAGACGGGCACTATATCGGGGTAGCGCACAACGTGCGGGACGGCGTGATCCTGCACCGGCGCAAGCGCTTTCCCGCCAGCGGAGCCGCGTACTATCAACAGCGGCACCTCATCAAATTGACCTTTGCCGACATCGCAGAGGATGAGTATTTAGAGATCGAGGCGGCCTATAAGGATGCGCTCGTTGACTACGTGGTCATGAGCGGAATCGCGGGACTGGGCATCGATTTACCGGCCCCCGGCGTACCGCCTAGCGGGGTGACCGTCGATGCATGTTATGTCACGCCTGCGCCCGGCTCGCGCTTAAGCGCCGACACGGTGGAGGGCTGGCAGATGCGCGGTGCGGTGCTGCTTGGCCCTTATCTCTACAACGTTGAGCTTGACCTGATCACAGGCGACCCTCAATTAATTTATGGGAATTAACGATGGCTCTTTCGATTGCTGAAATTGCGTTACCCGCTCCCCAAAAACGGGCGAAGTCGCCCGTGGTCAAACATGTTGACTATGTCAGTGTCAACGAGACGATCCTGCGCGATATCGGGGCGGGGCCAAACGAGTGGAGTTATTACCTGCAATGGGAAGCCTTGCAGGAATTAGAGTTTGAGGCGGTGCGGTCGGCGTGGGAGGCGATTATCGCGACCGAGAGCGAACCAGGGGAATGGTTCATCGACATCGACACGTCCGGCTACTATGTGCTGCCCGACAACGCGGAAAACCTGCGCTTTTCCTACACCATGTACAACGGGCGGGTCAGCACGAATCCCTCCTACACGGTGCTGTATGACTGTACGTTGCTTTTCCGCGCACAGGAGGCCATCGTATGAGCATCACACGGATCACCGCGCTGCGCGTGCGCTTCAAATGGGACGGCACAAACTGGGTAGACGAGACGGCGCGCGTGTTGTCGATCAGCGGTGCGCTGGAATACCAAGCCCTGCACGAGGCGATGGCGAGTGGCAAGCATATCATCCAACAAGCCACGATACGCCTGGCTAACAAAGGCCATCGCTACAGCACTTGGCACACTGACAGCATTCTTTATCCCTACATCACGACGGGCGGCCCTTACCAGGCTCCCTGCGAGATCGCCATGAGTATCGACGGCAACCCCTACGAGATTGTCTTCACCGGCTACGTCAAGTCGCCTACCGAAAACTATATAAAAAACGATGTTTCGTTCACGATCTGGGATAAGGGCGAGATCCTGCGCAAGAAGTATTCTACTCCCATGCTCCAGAATTACATGGAGCATGACGTGGTCATCTACTACTTGCAGCTTGCTGGGCTGGTAGACGGGGTTGATTTTATCTCACCGACCTATGCCTCGGTTCATGGGGGCACCGCCACGATTGACTACACTAGCACCCGCATACCGTACTCCTGGCTGGATGATGAACCGATCTGGGATGAGTTGGCGGATCTAGCGCAGGCCAGCGGGGCGCGGGTTTATATCACACGTGACGGGTTCGTGTGTTTCCGCAAGGGCTACCAGTGGGCGACCCTGGGGCAGCAGGAGACCATCACGCCGGATCAGTACAACGACATCGAGCCGCGCTTTGACGACAAAGCGTTTTATGATGAGGTGCTGGTCGAATATGCCGAGCGCATCCCCGGTAACGCCGACGACGAGCTATGGACGCTTGACCGCCCGCTGCTCGTCTATCCTGGCACGACCGAAGAGATCGAGGCGAAGTTACGCTATCCGGCGATTACCATTACACCGCCCGTTGCCAACACAGATTATTTCGTGCGCAACCTGGCCGGTCAAGACAAGATCGGTAGCATCACGCTGGGCCTAACCTATTCGGCGCAGAAGGTTGCCATCAGCATTACCAACAGCACCAGTGAGATGGTCGTGCTGTCCAAGATGGCGTTAAAAGGGCAACCACTGCTAGGCCAGCCGAGCAAGCAAACGAAGGGCGACACAGGGTCGGATAACTACGACCGCGAGATCTCGGTGCGCGGCAACCCCTACATCCAAAGCAAGGTGCAGGCCGAGGGGGTCAAAGACTTCTTGGCTTGGTGGTATAAAAGCGTAAAGATGCTATGGAAGGTGAAGGGGATCAGAGGCGTTCCCACGCGGGCGCTAGGGGATCGGATCACCTTCAAGATCGAGGGCCAAACGTTGTATGGGCTGGTCACGCGGATCGATTGGATGATCGGCACGATTGAGGGGGGCGGCGCGTTTGGCTATCAGCAATCGCTGGATCTGGTGCAAGATGTCTTCACCAGTGAAGGCTCATTTTTTAAGGTCGGCGTTTCCCAACTAGGCGGCGGCGACGGGGTATGGTTTTAACATGATTCCACAAGTTGTTCCAGAGTTTGCGCATGGGGCGGTCGTGTCAGCCAGCACGGATCTGAACGTCCTGTCCCAGAATCAGCAGTTTGCCTATGATGCTAAAAATACGGTGAACTTTCCCTTCGAAAGGATACAGCGCACCGAGGATCGCAGGCACTGTCTGCACCGCTACCGCTACCTGCATTTTAACTGTGAGGCGCCGAACAGCAATCACCTGTGGATCAATGGCAACGACGTGGGCACGCCGGCCAGCGGCACCACGACCGGCGTAATTGACCTACAGCATGGCAATGGGTATGAGGGCGCAAACCCGTATGGACTGACCATGTATCGACCCTATGAAATTTACTGGGAGCCGAACGATCCTATGGTGCGGCGCATGTATGAGCATCGCTCGTCTAGCTCGTCCTTTTCGCTACCCTCGGGGGTGCCCACGTTCACGAACGGGCTACCCGCAACCGCGACGCAGTTGAACCAGATCGCAGACAACAGCGAGTTCTTAACCTTTCACGGCGCGCTGATGCCCCGTCCAGGGTTTACGGCGCGGCGTTACCGGCTGCATGGCGTGGGTGGCGAGTATATGGAGTCAGAGCTACTCTACCAGTTCCGGCACCGCTGCCGGTACATCAACCTAAAAGCGAACTGGAATCCCAACAGCGCGCCGGAAGACGAGTGCGACTTTGTCATCGACTACAACGGCACGACCATCTTTTACGATGAGATCGACGGTGACATTAGCCACGACTACGACATCACGTTCGACCTCTATGGCGGATCGGGCAACGTGAGCCGCACCGGGCGCGGTACGTTTATCAATCAACCCTCTTCGCCTGCGGTGGGCTTTGACTACCTACTGCGGGTCTGGGCGCACAATCCGAGCTATTTCGGTGGCTCCACTGCGGAGCTTGCCATGCGGATCGTGTGCGAAGCAACGTTTAGCGGGATCTAACCTATGGCCTACAACACACCAAAACATTGGGTATACGGGGATGAACCGGACGCCACCGAATTTAACAAATATTCGGGGAATTTGTCCGCGATCTTAGCGGCCTATGACGGGAAAAACTGGGTCAATAATGGGCGCATGTACCAAGACGTTGACCTGGAGAATGAAGACTTCGCGTTCATCCATCAAAATATGCACCGCTGGCTAGTGTATCGAGCCGACGCAAACCCGCAATTGGTAAGTTGGCTCGATGTCAACGACACCTATGGCTTGCAGGCGACCGAGGACGATGAGTGGGCGATCCTAGACCTGGAGCAGGTAGACTGGCTCGCGCCGGGGCTGCTATATAAGGTTGAGGGGTGCATCTGCGCACATGAGACAGAATATCTGCAATAGGGGTGACTTGTGGCAAAACGAGACTTGCAGCGCCGGATGGATACGTCCGGCGCAACCGTCAGTAACGCAGCGATCACGATAACGACCAGCAGTGCGGGCGGGGGGACGGGCATGATCGCGCACGACCTCTTTGGCCCATACCATACGGGAAACCTAGATCGCACGCAAGCGCCGTGGGTGGCTACCGATATCGCGACCGCCATCGCGACGCATACGGCCATTGCTGACGCCCATCACACCAAACTGCATAGCATTATTGATCCGGCCCATCATAATGTGTCCGGCGCGCAGTACAGCGTCGTGGGCCTAAGTGCGGCCAACGTGCTGGGCATCCTACCAAGTGCGAATAACCTGGTGAGCAACCCCAACACGCTCATGCGCAGCGATGCGGCGGGCGGGGTCACGGTGGCAACCCTGACGGCAATGACAAAGGTTTCTACCGTACTCATCGATACGCCCAGCGGGGATCTCACCATTGCCCCGGCCAGCACCGTCGCCAACGTGACGGGCAGCCTGGTCGCGTCTGTCAACGTACGCACCCCGCTGCTCGACAGCGCCAGCGGCGGGATCGCCATCACCCCGGCTAACGCGGTGACCACAGCCACGGGAACCGTGGTCGTAACCGTGGGGGTGCAGACGCCACTGATTACGACCGCCAGCAACATCGATCTTATCATCAACCCTGGCGGCACAGGGGCGGTGATGTTCCCCCTAGACCAGACATTACGTACTACCACCTTCGAGAGTGCCCTGCCGCTGATACAAGGCTGGCAGATTAACGAAGTGCCGGATGTCGCGGGCTATAGTAGCCTCACGATTGGGAAGATCCATGCCAACGAACTCATGGTCGATATCTTTGTCGCCAACGAGACGCGCGTCGACCGCGGCGACCAGCTATGGACAAAGTCGTATGGGATTCTCTATGAAGACTTCACCACACCGAGCGCTATCGGCGGGACGGTCAGCATTATGTTTGAAGACAGCCCCGCGATCACGGGGGCGATCTTTACAAACAACGACTGGATCTTGCTGCGCAAACTGGAGATCGACACCGGCCTCTCGCTGTTCAACGTGTGGGGACAGGTCAGTAGCTATGTCAATAACAGCGATGGCTCCCAGAGTTGGACGTTCACGTTGCGTGCGGGGCCAACCAACAAGGACATTCCGACCGGCAGCCTGGGGATCGACTTCGGCCAAGCGGGACAGGCGTTTATTCACCTCTCGGTCATCGATCCAGCCGGTGCGCCTTATCTCAAGCTGCGCAAGTGGTTTGGCTCCGATCCGTTTACCCCCAGCAACTATATTACCTATGTGCAGCTTGGGCACCTGGGTTCGATTGGGAATAGTCTCTACACCCCCGCGGGCTATGGCCTGTACATCCGTAGTATGGCGAGTGAGGATCGGTTCATCGTTGCCGACGATAATGGGTTGCAGTTGCGCGGTGCGGATTTTAAGGAATACAACGGCAGCGCGCAGACGGTCAATATTTCCGCCACAGACGGTTCCATCAAACTGGGCACCGATATTAGCAGCGATGCCACGACCACGTTTGACTTTAACGGGGCGACGGGCGCACTGGAGATCAAAGGCAACTTCATTACGCCGCAGGTCGAGATCACGACCAACTATGGGATCTTGCTGGAAGTGGGCACAGGCGTTGATCCGGTAGACGGGGTGAATGTTAATAGCATTCAGTGGTTTGACGACATCAGCAACCCGACCGGCATCCCCTGGTTCTCCATTCGCGGCGGGAAAGATTCGACGCAGGCAACGGGCAACATCTACGCGTATTCGGCCAGTGACTACGCGGAGGTCTCTATCGGTGCCCAGCAAGTAGGGGCGCGGCAAAGCTCTGTGAAGATGCGTAGCGAAGACGGCGATCTATCCTCGGTCGTTATTACGACGGACGATATCTACCTCAACGCATGGGGAACAATCATCGCCTCTACGCTGCAAGTAACGAACGCGCCACTGACCGTGGGCGGTACAGCCGTTTCCCTGGTGACACATAGCCACAATGACCTCTATTTTACCGAGAGCGAAAGCGATGCCCGCTACCTGGCAAAGACGGGCGGCACGCTGTCGGGGACACTCAACGTGCAATCGCTGATTCCGACTGCCGATGCGACCTACACGTTAGGGACGAGCGGGGCGCGTTTTGATGATCTGTATACGGTCAATCTGCATGTGGACACCATCGTCGGCACCCCTGAGTTTTCACACGAACACTCGGCCAACGACATCACCAGCGGCACGCTGAGCAGTGACCGGCTACCCAGCACGGTCACCACGGGGATGACGTTCAACGGGAACGTGACCGTCAATGCGGACGCGGCGGGCACGACGGGCGGGCTGCGGATCGTCGTGGATCAAGCAAGCACGAAGCTCTGGGATTTACAGGGGCGCGCCCAAGACTTTGTGACGACCGAAGACCGCGACGATCTGTTCCTGTACTACTACGACGGCTCCACGTTCCACGTCGCCTTCTCGGTAGAGAACAGCACGCGGGTAGTCGATTTTTCCCAAACGCCGACTGTCAACGGGTCAGCGCTGGGTCTTGCCAGCCATAATCACGACGCCAGCTATGTGCCCCTCGCGCGCACTGTGTCCGCGGGGGCTGGGTTGACCGGGGGTGGCGCGCTGAGTAGCAATCTTACCCTCTCGCATGGCGACACCAGCACGCAGGCCAGCAGCGTCAATAGTGGCACCATTGTCTTGCAGGACATCCTGCTCGACACCTATGGGCACGTTACCGGCCTAAGCACGGTTGATCTGGCGTCCAGTTTCAACGATTCGTTTGTCGATATTACGGGCGACACCATGACCGGTGCGCTGGCGATCTCGATGTCCGCTGACGACATGCTCAAGCTCATGTCAACCCTGGCGACCGGCAGCCCCTATCTCTCCTTCTACCAGGGCGCAACGCGGCGGGGCTACATCCAACAGCACGACACTAACGACACGTTGATCCTGGCAAGCGAATACGGCCCGATCCTCTTGGCCCCTGGCTCGGGGGGATCAGCGTCCGAGGTCTTACGCGTCGCGCCGACCACGGCAACCATAACGGGAACACTGGGCATCGGCATCACCGCGGTCTCGCCGCTGCACGTCCATACCGGAGCAGGGTACAGCGGGGCGCGCTTCACCAGTAACCTGACGGGCGGCACCGCGACCGATGGCTTCTGGCTGGGCATCGACAATGGGAATGCCTACGTTTGGAATTACGAGAATCTTCCTGTCATTATCGCCACGAACAACGTGAGCCGGTTCTCCGTTTTGGCGGGGGGCGATCTTACGGTGAACGGGGGTGCGGTCGGGGCGCAAAACTGGGTAACCAACAGCACCGGCTGGAATATCAGTTACGCCGGTGCTGCGGATCTGCGGTCGCTCAATACCACGACACTTACCGTGGTCAATGGGGCCACAGTCGGCACCACCTTGCAGGTGACCACCAGCGTGGCGGCTCCCCTGTATACCGCGGCCAGCGGGGATCTGACAGTCAGTGCGCCTAGCACCCTCTATCTGAACGCGGCGGTAGACCGGTCGGTAGATTTACAAGTGGCGGGGGTCACGCAGTGGGCCGCCAATGCCAGCCAGTTACTACCGCGCGGGAACGTGCTGGTCGATATCGGGGACTATAATCGGCGCGTGCGTACCATCAACGCCGCGGAGTTGAACGTGGAAACCCTGGTGGCGCAGGATGTCATGGCGACGATTGGGGGCCGCGTCATGGTTGCGCCGACCACCATGCTCATTGCCGAGACGCGCGGCGACCAGACGACGAGCCTGTATACGAACCTGATTTCCTTCTGGACGCTCAACGAGGCCAGCGGCAACCGCGCCGACAGCAAGGGCACGAACAACCTAACCGACACAAACACGGTAGGCAGCGCGGCGGGGAAGTACAGCAATGGAGCCTCCTTCCTCAAGGCCAACAGTGAGCGGCTCACCATCAACGACAACACGAGTCTGAGCGTCGGGGATATCGATTTCTATGCGTGTGCCTGGATCTATCCCACGCTAGACGATGGCACCGAGCAGACGATCATGGCAAAGGCGGGGGCCAGTAGCAACCGCGCGTGGCGGCTCTGGGTGGATTGGGGAACCGACCAGGTAAAATTCCAGGTCTACAACAACAGCAACGTCGCCACAAACTTGACCGCCACGGCGACGATCCTGGTCAACACTTGGTATTTCGTGGAAATGTGGCATGACGCCACCGCCAACGTGATCGGCGTGGCGGTCAATGGCACCAGCTACACCACCGCACACACGACCGGCGTCAAAAATGACACCGGCCCGTTCCAGATCGGCGGCTTTAACAGCGCGCTCTTTTTCAATGGGTTGATTGACGAGGTCGGCTTCTGGAAGTACATGCCGACCAGCTACGAGCGCACCTTCCTGTACAACGTTGGGTATGGGCAGAACTATACTGCGATTGCCACAGCCTGCACGCTGGATACCAAGCACAATTCCTTTGGGCCTGGGGACTACGTGTATTTTACGGCGCTGGCGGCGGGCTTTCCCCAGACCGAGGTCATGCGGATCGGCAGTGCGCCGGAAACCATCACGGGGGGCTACCGCTATCTCGTCGCGCGCAACCTGGATGGCAGCGCGGCCAACACCTGGGGGGCCGGGGACGCCCTGGTCAGCCTGGGCGGAGCCGTGGGCGAGGGCTATATCGAGCTGACCAGCACCAGCACGATCCATAACCACTATGGCCCGACCATAATCACCTACGTACGCACCTCGACCGATACGTGGAACAGTGTGGCCCCCACGACCGCGAATGGGAATCTAAAAGGGCTGGTCGATTATGCCGTGGACGAGTTCGGCCAGGCCGCGGGCAATAACCTGGGACTCACCCCGGCCACAGGGTTCCGCGGCTATACGATTGACCGCACCAACGGCTTGCGCCTCTTTAACACGCAATTGTCCCTGTACGATGGGGCTGCCGAGGCAGTGCGCATCAATAACGACGTGGGCATGCGCCTGGTCACCGGCTCAGGGCTGCTCAATAAGGTTACATGGTACAACGCGGTAGACGGATACGACCAGGCCGCCATTGGCGCGACGTTGTCAGGTGGCACGAGCGACTTGACCATCAACGTCAACGCGCGCGACCCATCGACGGGCGCATTCAGTGGGCAGGCCCAGATCATTGTGCAAAATACCGTGACCACCTCCGCGATCAAACTCTTGGCAAACGACGGCTCGGTAGACGGGCCAAACAAGTACTGGCTGGTCACAAACACCGGTGCCACCCTCAGCGGTATGGGCATGTCGATCACCAGCGGCAACGGGTTGACGATTGGGGTGAACGCGGGAGCGGGGGGCTATACCGCACTGATTATGCAGTTGAGTGAGGAAAGCGGCGGCTATGCGACCATTCAGGCTGTTCAGTCCTCTGGATCGGCCTACGGGACACTCGCCCTCAATCCGGTCGCGGGCAATGTGACGGTGACCGGTTCGGGGCGCCTGATCGCGCCGACCCAACAGCCGGGCAATGGGGTCACGATGGCGAATGAGTCGGTCAGCAATCTATCAGCGTTCGTCTCTACGACCAACGGGTTGCTGATCATTGTCAATTCTACCAGCGGCGTCTGTGCCATCTTCCAGATGCGCGGGGGTGTCAACACGGTCAACGAAATCAGCGATCCGTCCGGCGTGTTCAGCCATACCAAAGACACCGCCACCAGCATCAACGTTTATTATGACGGCGGATATAAAGTGCAGAATCGCATGGGTGGGTCTGCCACAGTCTACGCTGTCCTTTTTGGCGTGTAACCCACAGGGAAGGGCAAATGAGACGTCTAGGTCATATCCTACTGCTATTGGTCGTTTGGCTTAGCCTTGCGTGTGGTGGTAAGCCACAGGCGATGCACAGCGCGTCGCCCTATACCTATTATTTTCCGGTTGCGGGCTTTTATGAGCCATCACCGCTACCGACCCCCGCGCCGACGCCTGATCCTGACCTGGCGTGTTTCACCGATCCAGCAGCGGTTGTCTTTTACCGGCTGCTACTTACCGACAGTCGCCAAGCGCGGGCGGCGTTGGTTTGTGATCCGCGCTTGGTGGCGGCGGCCAAAGAGCGGGCGGTCACGCTCGCTGGCGAGGGAGCGTTGTCGCACTGTGATGCGCGGGGCGAGTGCGTCAACCGTGTGGCCCGGCGCTATGGCTGCACCCTTCCGGCTGGCTACGCGCCGAATGGGAATAATATTGAATCCCTGGCGGCGGGCACGCCTGATCCGTGGGTTATCTTCGTGTGGCTGGCCGCCTCGCCCAGCCACAGCGTCCACCTGTTTGCGCGCGACCCAAGCGGGAACATCCAACGGCAGTTCCAACAGCAAACACAGATCGGCATCGCCAGCTATTACGCGCCCGGCAGTGCCTGGGGCTACTACTGGGTGATCCTGATTGCTGACTGCCAGTTGCCTCTTTCCGCCAGCCCTATGCTACAATATATGTACGTAACTCCCCTTATGCAAAAACGTGAACTTTCGTGGAATTAGTAGATAGGAGCGCTTTATGGCAAATCCTCTCGATCCTAAGTGTCAGGCCTTCGCGGTCAACAGTGCGGGGCAGGTCGTGGGTGTCAAGTTGGCGATCCGCGAGGTAGCGGGTGCCAAGTATGTACTCAAGAGTGTTACGCTACAGGATGAGACGACGCAACAGGGCACCACGGTTGCGAACTGTAGTGTACTGAACAAGGATGGGATCAACACGGGGTTGCTGGTGCGGATGGCGTGGCCGGGGGCTGGGCCGTTCTGGGACGCCAGTGCCTTACCGGGGAACAATGACAACCGGCACATGATTACCAACGGCTTCAACCCTGGGGTTGACGGGCAGAACATGGGGCCGCTGGCGTTGTTTGTGGGTACGCAGAACAGCCCCGAATCGGACGTGCTGTATGGACTGGGGCTGCCGATGAACCGGCATGTTTCGTTCACCGTGGTCTTCCAAGAGCGCGGCGCAGTCGTGGTTGATCCGCCTGTCGATGGCGCGTTAGCGGAGAAGGTGGCGGCGTTAGAAGCGCGGATCGCCTCACAGGAGGCGTGGCGCGCGGGCGTGGCGGGTTTTTTCGAGGAGTTCCCCCATTGACGGCGGGGGGCAGCACACGACTTGCTGCGCACTGGATACCAGGAAGCAACCGCGGTCAAGATCACGACTACATGAAACGGGCGCGGTTTGGCCTGATCAAGGTGGTTTCGACCGACCCTGACCGCGTCAAAGAGGCGTTGGCGTATGCGACCTCGGAAGTAATCATCCGGCGACACGACATCTCGGAAGAGCAAATGGAAATGGCGCGTGATCCGGTCGGCACCGGCAAACGCCATGCGGCTTTCTGGCGTGCGCAGTTTGCACCGGGCGGGCGGCTGGCGGGGCTGCCGATGCACCGCATCTTGGTCGAAGGCATTAATGAGCCATCGATCCATAATGTGGCGGAAGAGCAGATCGCGCTGGCCTATAACCTGGCCTTTCTGGATGATCTGCGTAGCTATGGGATTCGCGGGCTGGCGCTCAATGCCTCAAGCGGCTGGGTACGCAATACCGATACCGACACGATAAAAAGCACGCGCCCGGTCTGGGGCACCTTCAAGCCCCTGGAGCCTGCCATCCTTGCCGGTAAGCATGGGCTGGGCCTCCATGAGTACTGGCGTGATGATCCAGACGAGGGCTGGTTTACGGACAGCCAGGGCTATCGCTGGGGGTGGAATGCGCACCGGCACTGGGCCTGTCCGCTGCGTGTGCCGATCTACATTGGGGAATGCGGCATGAGCAAGGAGATCAATGGGAAGCCCGCGCCCGGCCAGTCTGCGGGCTGGGTCGGCAATGTGTCACCGGCTGTCTATGCGGAGCAGGTCTGGCGCTACGTGAACAAGCTGCACCCCAACGTTGTCGCGGCTTGTTTGTTCACGACCGACATGGAGAGCGAGGATTGGCGCGTCGATGACACCCTCCAGGCCCATGAGGAGCTACTCAGACGGCGCACCAGCTACATATTCCCAAGTGTATGGCCGGTCACCCCGCAAATCCCCTGGGTGGAAACCCCGGTCGATCCGCCTGATCCGCCCACGTCGGACAAGCTCAAACTGATCTGGCCCAAAGGGTTGCGGATCAACAGTTACTTCACCGCTACGCACAGCGGGATCGACTTGTCGATGTTTGAGCGCACTCCCCTCTATGCACCGACCGATGGACGGGTCGCGATGAGTGCGCGCGATACGGCAGCCAACGGGGGCTATGGGGAGTATGTGCGGATCGACTACCATAGTTTGCTGGGTATGCACTACCTGATCGGGCACATGATAGAACGGGCGGTCGTGACGGGGCAGTATGTCAAAAAGGGTCAACTCATCGGCTATAGTGGGAATACCGGGAACTCGACCGGCCCGCATGCCCATGTGGAAGTGAGATTGACCGAAGACCCCATCGGCGGGATGACGGTCTATCGCAAGGGGGTGTCGCACTTCTCGCGCGGGCAGGTTGATCCGATAGCCTTCCGTGCGGCGCTGACGCATCAATATGGGGAGGAATAATGATCGCCTTCTTGCACCGCACGAACATCCGCGCAAAACCGACCATCGCCGGGGGCATCCTACGCACCGCAATGGTCGGGGAGACGGGGAAACTGCTAAGCGACACCCCGATTGCGGCCAATGGCTATCAATGGTACAACGTGGAAGTCGGGCCAACGACCGGCTGGTGTGCCAAGATGAGTGCGGGCGTCGTGCTGTTCTCCATCGTAGAGGATGCGGGGCCGCCGAAGCTGGCTCAGTATACAGATCGGGAATTGCTGGCGCTGATGGTCGCGGGCGAAGCGGGGGGCGAAGCACTGGCGGGTCAGGTGGCGGTTGCGTGCGTGCCCTTCGCGCGTCTCATCCGCCAGCAAGCCCACTATGGCCTGTCCCTGCGCTCGATCCTCTTAAAGCCCTTTCAGTTTTCGACGTTTAACGACGACCACTGGGAAGGTTTTTTGCCGCGCATACCGGCCTTCCTGCCGCTGGCTGATCTTGCAATCGCAGGGCTGCTCAAGTCGCCCACAGCCACGGCTACGCATTACTGTAGATATGATCTGCAACCCCTGCCTGACTGGACACAGACACGCTACAGCGTGTTTTTAGCACAAGTGGGGAATCACAAGTTTTACCAAGAGAAATAGAAGGAGACATGGAGATGTTAGTTACGTTAACAAATGGAGAGGTGCTGGTCGCCAAGCGCGCGGTAGACTACTTATTGCAAGTGGTCATGCCCGCGCAAACGGCGCTGCGCATCCGGCGCGCGGCGCGTGAGTTATTCATCACAGCCGGGGAGATCGAGCAGGAATACCAGAAGATCACCGACCGCTACAGCGTGCGCGGGCCAGACGGTCAGATCCAGTTTGAAATGGCGGGGGGCCAACGCCAGCCAGTGATCGGGGATCGCAAGGCGCTGCAACAGGCGCGCACCGAACTACTCGATGAGTCAACCGTGGAAGTAGAACCGCTGTCAATCGCTACCCTAAAAATAGCCGAGGACATCCGCCCCTCAATCCTCATGGACATGAGCGACTGGCTCACCGGGGACACCGCGATTGTCGGGGAGGCGCGCCATGTCCGCGTAGGCGACTTTGTCTACACCGCCAACGGCATCCACGCGCTGGCCGACAAGCCGATGAGCTTTGAGAATGCCACGAAACTTTGGAGAATTTATACACAGTTACGCACCGCGTCGAAGATCGCCACCGACCGGCGCAAGGAGCTATTAGAAAAACACGCACGCCGCAATGCAGAGGGAGAGATGGTCTACCTAGACCGAGTAACGAACCGCGTGGATGTAGAAGAGGCGTTCTATGCAGAGGAGGCTGAACTGCTGGCCTCGGTGAGTAGGGTTGAGGGGATCGGGGTGACGTGGCTAACGGCATTAGAAGAGCAGCACAAATTGCCTGGGCACGTCGTGGCCGCGCTACTCGATCTTGTTGTAGAAACACCAGAAATCGAAGGAGCAACGCATGAAGAAGCTACTGGATAAGGTGCCCGGCAGCGCCTGGTCGGGCTTGCTCATTGCGTTAGCCTCGATCATTCAGGCTAACGTTGAAAATCCGTTGATCTACCAAATGGCAATGTTCGCGATCTTCGGGGCGCTTAAGGGGGTGAGCGTAAACTTCGACGCGATCCTAAAAAAGATCGAGGAGGCGACCGGGGAGAAGTTGCCGCAGGAACCGCCGACCATGAGCCGCGGCGTAGCCGGTCAGACACCACCACCCCCCGCCGAGTCAAAGGTGATGCACTGGTTCTTTGGCTAATTTGCCGCCAGGGGAAGTCGGTGCTATACTACGCGTGGCTATCCTATTAGCCCCATCTGTGAAACTGTTATGCCCGACAAAAAAAGAGATAAGCGCCGAGGTAAGGGAAGATTCCCACTGCCTCGGCGCTTGCATTTGTGGGCAAAGTGCCCTTTGCTATGCTATAATAGCAAGGTCACTTACCGTTTTAGTGCAGAAAAGGAGCTTGTTTTGTATCAGAAAAAACTACTCGTTGCCGCCTTCGCCGCTCTCTTCATTCTCGCCACTGCTCTCATCGTCAACGCTCAAGATCCGGTTACCGCTACCGTCTACCTGCCCTTCGTTTCGTCGGGCGGGCCAGCCGATAAGCCAACCGCAGCCCCAACCGCACCGCCAACCGCAACCCCAACCGCAACCGCAACGCTAACGCCTACCGTAGACCACAACGCGACGCTGATTGCGGTTCTGCAGGAGACCCTCACCGCTCTACCAGGGGCCACAGAACTGGCGGATATTCGGGCGACCCTAACCGCATTGGTGCCTACCAGCACTCCGACCCCCACGGAGACCGCCACGGCAACGGAGACCGCGACACCGACCGCTACGGAGACCGCTACGGAGACCGCTACACCCACGGAGACACCCACGGCGACGGGGACACCGGATCTTGTGGCTACCATCAGCGCGGGCGTAAAGGAAACCCTGACGGCGGAAGCGCCCACGCTCACCCCCACGGTGACCGATACGGCGACGGCCACCCCAACCGAAACCGCGACCGCCACGGCCACGGCAACCGTCACCGGGACACCGGACATGGTGGCAACGATTGCCGCAGGGGTCAAATCGACCTTGACCGCGGAAGCGTCTATCGGGACACCGACCATGACGCCGACAAATACGCCTTTGCCCACAGCGACCGCCACGCTACTGCCGGGAACCATTCCCCTGCCACCAGGCAGTGGGGGCTGAGCGGGCGATCTGGGTTAGGGTCTGATCGTCCTCGCCGTAGCCTTTTTCCAGCAGGATGGAGCGGGCGAGTTTTGCATCCTGGATCAGCGCTATCAGCGCGATCAACGCGGCGGGCTTGCCTGCCTGGTATTGCGCCAGCGCATCGGCAAGATGGGTGATCAATTTACCGTCAAGTGTTTGCATGATTTTCTCCTAAAAAAAAGAGGCAGACCGCAAGTGGGGGTCTGCCTCTTTTTTTTGTTTGATAAAAACTACGTACAATTTATGTACGTAGTTTTCTACGCATATAGCTCTTTGGCGTAGTGTGACTGGTAGAGGTATGGGTATTCGCGGATGCGTAGATCCGCGGGGAACGCGTCGATCTCCTTGAGTAGGTGCCCATGTGCGCCGGGGAGTTGTTTGACAAAGAAGGGCACGCGTGCGCCCTGGCACTGGTTCCGCAGCCCGCGTACCCACGCCAAGTCCATTGGGCGGGCATGGCTGCCTGACTCGCAACCGGCGATTACCCAGCCCACGCCTTCCAGTAAATAGTTGCCCCGCATCGCCACAGGGGAGTGCCCGCTGTTCCAGCAATGATCGGCCATGCTATCCCCACAATGACAGCAATCGCTCTCGAAGCTAAAATCCAAAGAGGATAGGAGCGGCTCACAGGATAGGAAGATCACGCTGGCGGGCACGGTTAGCAGGGCGGGAAGCCGCTTGTCGAGTGTCTCCTGGTTCTCGATGCTGGCTCCGATCCATACGTGGGAGTTGCGGGCCAGCCAATGGGTGGCATCTGGGTAAGCGCCAGCCTGTTGCTGGGCTAGTTCGATGAGCCGGATCACGTTTTCGGGTCTCTTGGTCAGCAGCAACCAGTCCAGGTTGCCGGTGCGTTCGATTAGCGCTAGCAGATCGCGGCGCACGGGTTCCCAAGCGGGGTGATCTTCAAAAACATCGCTGAGCGAGGCACAAAACACACGTTGGCGCGCGGGCTGGACGCTGACTTGGTAGCACTGGGGACAGGTGAATCCTGCTAGTCCGGCGATTACACCCAGCACGGGGCCGCGCCAGCCACAGGTATAGCACTCCATCCAGCCCGCGCGGTTCCACGCCTCCACCTTGCGCCAGTTGCTCTCCGCCGTCCGTGTCCGCGTGCCGGTCGGCCCCCACTGCGCCTTATGGTAGCGGTGATCCATCAGCTCTTCTGCGTAGCAGAATTTACACCCCTCACTCACCTTCGTGCAACCGATGAGTGGGTTAAACGTATGATCCGTCCATTGAATCTTGCTCTTCTCTGCCATAAATCACTCCCTTGCGAAAAAACGGGCTTGCCGCTACCGATAGATCCAGTAATTTGCTTTTCGTTGTTCTCGTGCGGCGGCGATGCCCTCCACGAGTAACCACGCGACGACATAGGCCGTAGACGGGCGACCGCCTTGCAGTAAAACGTTGTCTTTGGCCCATTCCCCGATCCAGTCAAGGGCTTGTGGCCGGGTGGCTGGATCGGCCAGTAGGGTCTCCACCTGCTTCTGCACCATCTTCCCCTCCTGCGATTTCTAAAAGTATCCGCCACTGCGGGTGGCAGATACGCCATAGTTCGGTATTTAGCGCGGCCGCGATCTGGGCAATGTGCCAGAGTGACCAGGCGCTGCGCCCGGCCTCTAGATTGGTAATCTGCGTACGCGACAAGCGGATAGACTTGGCGAGGGTTGCCTGCGTTACGCCCCTGTCCATGCGCAGGGTGCGTATGCGCTGGCCCATCTCGCCATCCAGTGCGTGTTGGCTCATGGTTTGATGATCGCGCCCTTGTTGCGCGCTTGCATGGTAGCGAAGAGTTCGTTGCGCATGGACACACACGCTGCCAACGGGCCTTTGAAGAGGACGGTGAACACGCCATCGCCGGGGAACGTTCCCTTCACCGTGGACATAGCGCCATTGTCAAAGACGCGGATCGACATCAATTGTTCAAGATTAACGTAGCTCCGATCAACCGCGGCAAAGCGTAATCCATACCGTTCCAGCGTCTCCATTAGCCTGCTGACATAGCGGTCTGTATCGGCAGGTTCCCCCTTAAAGAGGGTCGAAAATTTTCCTGTGGGATCTAATTGCGCAAGCACCGACCCCCACTCGGCACGGTTCACGATCATTACTTTTTCCATATTCACCAAGTTTCCGTCGATATCTGGTACAAAAAACATGATGCGTTCCTTTCTGTATATGCGTGAAACTTCTTGGTTATTGGTTATTCTAGGGGAGGGAGCAACACGTAACAGCCAGCCAGGTCAGGCGACTCGATAAACACCCCGCCCCGCTCGAGACAGATCTCTTTCTGTCGTAGCTCTACCGCCCAGTCCTCTCGATTGAATAGGTATATCATGGTTGCTACGGAGCAGATGATGAGTAGCACCAGCAACACCCCTGCCGTGACGATCTTTAGGTCTTCCACTGCTGCCTCCTATTGTACTTGTGGGTAGGTGCGTTTTTACCACAAATGCACCTACCCACAAGATGCCTACAGTTCGTTGACCAGTTTTGTCAACTCTTCCAGCGACATGTTCTTGAGTTCGGCGTCCTGCTTTTCCGCGATGATTCCCAGCAGTTTTTGCTTCTGCGCCGCTTTGTCGGCGGCGCTTTGGCGTTCTGCTTGTTCTGCCAAGCGGACTTCGACCACCCGTTTTACAATGGCGATCTGTAGCGCTAGCACTTCATCTGCCTGGCTTTTGGTTGCCAGTAAACTCTCTTCTTTTTGCGCCTTGCTTTGTGCGTTCAAGCCCTTAAAAATGCTGTCCAGTGCGGTCAGCGGCAAATCCCACAGATCCTCAACCGAACACTGGCCCCGGTGCAAAAATCGGATCTTTTGACGCGATGCTTTTTCAAACATGATTGTCTACCTTTCTCAGAAAACTAGATTGACCATTCGTGATGAACCGGTATTATCTTGAACCTTCACGAGCAGGCTGTTGCGCTTGGTTGCGCTAAACCCAAGCCCAGACAGTTGATCGGAAGTGGGTTCCACTTTCATTTTGCTGCCCAGCGCTTCAAACACGCGCTTGTGCATCATAAACTCTTCACGTAAAAACTCGTTGAAGAAGCCATTAGGCTGGGTATCGTTGACACAGCCTTGTAGCATAAAAAACGTGTGCTTATGCCCTAGCCCTGGTTGACCGTCCCAATGGTTTGGGGAGGCCATGATGACCGACACCGGATGAAACCGATTGGTTTCAATCCCCCAAAGCGTCTTTGTGGCAGCGGTTGACTTTAGCGATTCGACCAGCGTAAAGCCGCTTTTACGGGAAAAGGTCACCTTCGCCACCTCGACTTCTTCCCCGTGGTAAATATCGACAGGATGCTCAAACTGAAAAAGCTTGTCGTCAAATTCGATTTCTGCGCTAAAGCCGGAATGCCCCCCGCGATGACTGTAGTTATGGACGAAAAACCGGTATTCCCCTTCCTGCATCCGCGTACGCGTGGCCCATGTGATATTTTCCACAGCGACTTGCTCCCTGCGGGGCTGGATAATATCGACATCCAGCATACCGCTGCTCGCGCTCTGCTGGCCCTTGAATGGGTAGTAAATATGGTTCCCATTCGGTTCAACACAGTGTGCGTCGTAGTCGTTTGGGTTATCTCCCTGCGTGTTCCACTGGATCGAGAAGCGCAACACCCCGTCCACCTTACCGCCCGCAGCCTTGACGCGCTGCTTCATGCTGTCGGCAATGTTGCCGTTGTACGCCCAGGAAAAGCCGTTATCCCACTTAAACAGCGATGGGCTATTTTTCACCTGTGGTGCGACGAGGGATACCAGATCCGATTCATTGTCACTACCGACCCACGCCTCAATGCTTTTTGCTGTGGGTAAAACCGTAGCGATAAAATCAGCAATCGCCATGCCCGCTACGCCTTCTGGTTTTTTACCGGCTTTTGCCTCCAGATGTAGCTCTGCAAATACATCGCCGGTCATGCGGGCAACCGCGCTGCGATTGGCAAAAAGAATATTATTGATTGTAATGTCGGCTAGGGTTGCATGGCGGCGACCTAATGAATCCAGCAGGCCAAGATCCGTAATCGTTTTTTGCGCATCCTCTACCATTTTTTTTGTGAAGATGGCCTTGGGTCGTTTGTAGTGGGTCGGTGCAACGATGGCTTCATACTTGCGCAC